CTGCACCTCTCCCTCTATATCCAGGTTTATTATCATAAGGTGAATTACCGTCTTGCGCTTGAGTTCCACCCCCTGCTCCACCGTAATTGCCTGTACCCGTTCTTGAAGAGCCACCACCTCCTCCACCGCCTGCAAGAAGTAAACAATTAGCTTGTGTGACAGAATTTAAAAATATTCCTGTATATCCACCACCATTTGATCCGTAGCGATTATCAGCATTGTTTCTTGATGCTTGACCACCACCTCCAAATGAAACAGAGGTACCGTTAATTATTCCACCTTGCCCGACTATAAGTGTTAAAGTACTTCCTGAAGATAAATTGAGATCTCCTGAAGCAAACCCACCGCCGCCCCCTGCAGCGCCGTATCCCCAGCCGCCAGGTGTCCCGCCGCCACCACCTGCACCCCAAAGATAAATTGAATATGGCGATAAAGAAGAAATCATTATCCAGTTATTATTGTAATACGCTTCTAGCATGTTGGTTGTTGTGTTCATACGCAACATTCCATTTGAAGAAGAAGAAGGCCTTTGATTTGTAGTGCCTCTTGGTATCTGTATAGCTTCAGTACCTACATCACCTTGAGCAGTAATCAAGGAACTAAGCTTTGCTTGATAGGTGGTAGTACCATCTGACCATGGCAATATAATACCCGTTGTGGGAGTGCCTTGGCCAAGTCCGGAAATTGTCACATCTGCCATTTAATTATTTATGATAAACGACGGTAACCTTGCGATTCTAAGTCAGCTATTTCATTATGATCATGATTACCGTCCTGCGATATAACAATTGGCAAAGGCGGTACACCATCTATACCCATTTTTTCATTACTATATATAGACGTTGGATTAATAAAGTATTTTATACCGTAATCTAGAGATTTAATTTTAAGGGGTTTTTTATTTTTATCATATTCTACAACTTCAAAATATTTTTCACAAAGATCTGTTTCAAGGATCATTAACCCCCATAATAACGACATTACTCGGTCATCCCAACTATCTGATCCTTGTTTTGCAGCCCATGTACCGTTTGGGTATCTTACAAAACCTTTAAGTTCGTTCAAAGTTTTAAAATCCCTAATTTTTAATGCACGTACTTCATTCATCCAATATCGCATATTGACTACACCTTTATATTTGGTATTGGTGTGAGCCTGAACTCCAATTTTGTTAAATGTAACAGGACCTACTTTAGTACCATAAGATACTATGTTTTCATAAGCATGAGTATTTTTTAATTGATCGACGACTTGCGCCCCGCAATTATTTCTTTCTATCATTGCTAATGGTGATCCCCAGTGCTGCAAGATTTCGTAAACTTTGGAAGTAAAATTATAAGGGCTGATTAGTCTATCATGGTAAGTAGCTACCTGTTTTATCTCTCTTAAGTCGGTTAAGTCAAATATTTGAATTACGCTTGCTGCTTCACCAACTCCTTCACTTATATCTACACCCGCAACATAAATGTGATCTTTATTGGGCTCATCCCATAAAAGATATTTTCCTTCCTCGAAAACAAATTTAGGCTCTGTACATTCCGATTTCATTTCTTCAAAAAGTTTTTCATCCAAGGCACTTTCACCAGCTTGCAAGAATACATTTCCAAACTCTTGATCAAAAACTTCTCTACTTCCTAAGGTTTTAATTGTCTTTTCTTTCCACACCTCATCACGCCCCGGGAACTCCCACCAGTCAACCTTTTCTGCATGCCAGTCATTTTTCTTTTCGATTGCTCCGCTATAGAGCTCATGAAAAAGATTTCCAGTACCGTTTGGCGTTGAAGCAACAAATATTTTAGATTTCTTAGAAGATGATATAATAGGGTATACTGAACTCCAGAACTGCTCAACAAGATGATTATCAATAAATGCCAACTCGTCCAAGATAAGAACATTACAGCTATCACCTCGCCCTGCATCACTACTAGTAGTTGAAATACCAATACTAGATCCGTTTCCTAACGACATAGATGTTTTACCATATTCTACCGTTCCTGGTTTAAGGTAGTTCGGTAGCTTTTCGTAAGCTAAACGAACTCTCTTAAAAATGTTAATCGCAGTCTGCTCTTTATTAGCTACAATAAGAATGCGTTGATCTTCAAAAAAGCAGGCAATCCATAATGCATATATTGTCATTAAAGTCGTTTTTCCCACCTGTCTAGATGCTAGTAAGCAAACAAATCTGTTATCTCTCAAACTTCTTAAAATTCTTTTTTGATAAGAATGAAGTTTAATCTTCATCTTACCTTCATCAAGATTTGTTATGTAAAAGAAGTTTTCTGCAAAGTATAAAATGTTCTTTCTCGATTTCGCTATATCTTCTACCCACTCAGGATGTGCTTCATAATCAAACACCGCATCTGTTGTGGGTAGGTTTTGATTACCTAAATAAAATTTACTTTCTTGTTTTTTAGGCATATATAACATAAATACTTAATATGAATCAAGCAAGATCGCTAGTAGAATTGGGTGCCTTCTATGAAAACAATATAATTGAAGAAAAGAAGGCCGTATTTCCTCCTAAAGGTACATTTAAACTAGCTACAGATAAGAAGCCAGTAGAAGCTAAAGCAGATCCTAAAGCCTTCACTCCTAAGAATTCTGGCCCGGAAAATGCTGATGGTTTTAAGAAAGATTTAATCGATCCCGAGACTGCCAAAAACGATAATTTTTATACTCCAAAAAAATTCTCACAAAATCTTGAAAAAACAGAGGTACAAACAATAAATAATTTTATGAGCAAATCTATTTTTGATAAATTATACGAGGACGTAATGTCCGGCCGGCCTGAGGATGTCGAGGCTAGCGATGCAGAGGCTCTCGGTCTTCCTGCTGGTGAGGAAGGTGCTGGTGAGGAAGGTGATGTAACCTTCACATTGCCTCGTGATGTCGCTCAAAAGCTTTGTGATGTTATTCATGCCGCATTAGGCGAAGAAATGTCTGACGAAGGTTCAGATGAAGTTGACGAACTCGATGCTGGCGGTGAAGATGCCGGTGCCGATGAAGCTAACGAAGAGAAAGAAGAGAAAGAAGAGAGCGAAGAAGATAATGAAGGTGTTGCTAAAGAAGGCACCGAAATGAAAGAACTTCCTACTTCTGCTGGCCAATCTCTTCAAAAGAAAGATAACAAGGTTGGCGATGTAACAAACAGTTTAAAGTCGAGTGGCCCTGGTGATTCCAAGGTAACTGACAAAGTTGGTAATGATGGTGAAAAGGGCCATGCTCTTGTTGGTGGTGGCATAAAAGGTGGCGCCCCCACATCCCCCAAGGGTAAGGCTAACGTAGTAAATTCTAAGACCTCGAAGGTCGGTGCTTATCTAGCCGGTTTAAAATAAGCAATCAAAAAATAGTAAAAATTAGGGCCTAAGTCAAATTAGGCCCTTTTTTTTGCTTAAATAACTATATGACGTTTAGAGATTTTTATTCAGGTAAAATAGGTACAGATAAACGACATATGCATCCTGTTGTGCGTGATCCATCCTCTCATCCTAAGAATCCAGGTCGAACAGTGCCTCATATGCATAGAACTAAGCATAATAATCAAAAGGTACAAAGCTTATTAAAGAAACCATCAGGTAAATACGCTTTAAATACTCGAGAGGTTGCACAGATTGAAGGTGAATTTCATTTTAAGTATGATCCCGATAAGCCTAAGAAACTAGGTAATACAGGTGTAACTATTAAGTTTGATCCTATATTACAAAAACCGGTATTAGAAAAATGAGCGTAGCGTATTATACCGGTAGTCCGCAACCTAAGGTATATCCGTTTTTCTTTGAGGATAATCCCTGCTTTAGATATACTAATAAGCAAAATAATAATTGCGAAAGAAATACATACTCTAACTATTGGAGAGAACAAATTAATCTGTATGGCCAGCAAGTAGGCTATATTGTTAATAACACGACTACTTTAAGTGCGGATATGCTATACGGTGAACAGCCAACTCAAGCTTTTTCGCCACCTCAAAATATTATAATGGCTATTAATCTTAATGAAAATGCATTAATGCTAAGTAAATTTGGGTTAGTATCGGATGATGAGGTCACAGCTTTTATCCATATAAGCGCGTTCTATGAAACGTTTGGCTATGGTGCAGAACCTAAATCCGGTGACCTATTCCAACTAGTAGAGTATGGTAGTGATAGACCCGGGGGTAGAAACGGTAACATATACGAAATAACACAAAGATTAGACCAAGATATTGCCCAAATTAATACCCTTATGGGGCATTATGTATGGTTAATTAAGGCTAAGCGCTTTGAATATTCTTTTGAACCGGGTGTTATACCGGAAGCTCAAAATGATCAAATATTTGATGATACTAAAAATCCTTATGCTTCCGGGGCTAATAAACCGTACCCGGATAGTATGGATATTGAGTCAAAGAAGGTTTTTGACTATAGTAAAACGGATTACTCTGATGTATATGGCGGTTATTACTAATCCGCAATGGTATCGATGATATCTTCTTTTTGCTCTTCGTAGTTTGGAATTCTCTCGTTTTTTAACTTAGCTAACAAAGAGTCTGCCTCTCTGCAAGAATTGAATTCAATATCTAATTTATTTCTACTTAAATCCATAAAGTAGTAAACGTATTTACCATTACGCGGTGTAATGTGGATAAGAGAATAAACCCCACCTACAGCAAAACGCTTATCTCTTAAAAGAGTGCGTCCAGCTTGACTTACTTTAAAGCTGGTTCCAATGATGTAATGCATTTTGGTACTACCGGTGTTGTATCAGTCGATTCATTCATAAGAACCTCGTCGACCATGGATTCATATCTTTCATCTATATATTTTTGAAATGCTAAAGGCTTTACCCAATCAGCATCTTTGTTTTGCAGGTCAACTTTGAATTGTTGAGCTTTTCGACTTATAATGTCTAAAGCTTCAATAAGACAAAACCAACGGGCATATTCACTCACTTTGAGTTTGTGCTTTCCGTTTTTAGCTTCTATTGTTATCGATTTTTTTAAGGAGTCCGATTGCATATCCTAGTATTATCAAGGTAAAATCTTTGACGTCAAGTAAATTATTATTTTTATTTAGCATGTTTAAATTCTTAAACACGGATTCTAAAATCTCATTAATACCTGTAAACGAATTTTTAACACTTAATCCTAAGTTTATTTTATATTCTTCATTGATGTCACTATCTTTGAGAGCAGTTATTATAATGTCCGAAACAAGGCCCATCATATTTTGTGAAACTGATTTATCGGATGTAACGTTAGTTTTATAAAAATTTAAACCTTGCTCAAAATTATTAAGTTGCTTTAAATTTAGAGATTTTTTAATAAGCAAAATAACATCGTTTAAATTTAAAATAGGATCAACTGGTTTAGTGTTAAAGTGATCATTAGATACTTCAGTAGTTAGCTTAGCTATACTGTCAGGTATATTCATTGTATAGCTTTTTCTATAATACTGGTGTCAAGACTGGATAAATCTGTATTTAAAATAGGCTCGGTAACTACAGCAGATTCCGCAGTAACTATAACACTAAGCTGTTTGTTACAAGCTTTGCATCTATAATAGTTAGGTGTATTGAATCTAACTGGAACTAGTTCTTTTTCTTTTTTATAGCAAGGGCATTCTAATTCAAGACCTTGATAAGAAAACTCTTTGAGTCTTTCGTTTTCAAGTTTTTTATTTTTTAATAATACAATAGAATTAAAAACAGTCGAAAAAGCGTTAAACCCTAAAAATTGAATAACAGCGCCTGTTAACGTGCCAACAATTATATTAACACCTATAGTAGTAGTCCAATATCCAAAAAGGAGAGACACCATTGTAAGAGAAAAAAGCTGAAAGCTAACTTTTCTAAGCATTTAATTATTATAGTATTAGTTTATTTTTTTGCAACCGGTGTATCAGTGATTTTAAAAATCTGATTAATTTCGTTTATTATATTGTCGAGCTTTTGTACTACCTGTTTTACTGTCTCGAATGCACTCTCGTTTTTATTAATAATAGGGTTCTTTAATGAATCATTAAATAGTGCTCTTGTATTTGTCGCGTTTAAATATAGCTCTCCTACTTGCTCAACAACGCTAGGCAAAGGGAAAGGCAGTACTTTTTCAGCTTTTGCTGAACCAGGTAGCTGGTCTGTTACACTCTTATCGAATAGATCCTTTAAAGTAACACGTTGAGAACCAAGCTCTCTAGAAGCTATACCAGAAACCCATTTATTATAGTAGTTGGTAAAGTCTTCAAACAAAACTGTCTTTTTCACTAAATTATTTATTCTCTTGTAATAAATAATTAATATGATATCTTTCGAACGTATATTTGACACTATTCTAGAAGCTGATCAAGCTCCAGCTCCCGTTAATCAAGAACCTGCTCCGCAAACAGATAAAGAAGCAATGGCACAGTCGTTAACTACTGCAAAACCTGAAGATTTTGATGTACAGCAACCTGGTAGAGAGAAGCTTTTAGATAGAACTAAAATTGATCAGGCACAGAAACTAAAAGATTGGATTGCTCAAATCGATACGTTTATTGGCTTTTTAAATGGTACAGATGCATCTTCTATGCAAGTACAGCTTCACTCTGCTCCTTGCGATTCGATATTTGAGGATATTGCTAGAAGTGAGAAAAAGAAGATTGCAAGGCTTGCAGCTGAATTGAGTTCCTTGAGCGAATCGCTTAAGGGATATCTTATTTCGTCTAACGACCGATAACGCTCATTAGTAATTTAGCTTTCATATCGGTAAACGAATTGCTAACTATAAAATCTATATCTAAGCTATCTTTCTCCTGATCAATACAAAGATCGTTCATATCTTTATATTTCTTACTCAAATTCTCTGGCCAGATAAAAACACATTCACCGCTTTCTATAAGCTTATTTGTTTTATTACGACTAGCGTTATCAACCCATTGATTGTCTAGTACCCAAATTTTCTTATGAAACTTAAACGTGTTTAACTGCATCTCCTGTAACTTAGAAAACATAGCATTACTATTCTCCTGAATGCCTGCAACAGCTGTTCCATTTTTAATAAAAAACGAATCAATTGGTCCTTCAAATATAAAAATATAATCAATATCGGATGTGATTTTATTAATATTGTATAGCGACTTTTCACCATTTATTTTACTTAGATATTTTGGATAAAGTCTTAAATCGCGGTCATATAAAGCTCTAGATTGGTAGAAAATAATATTATTATTTTCATTATAAAACGGAATGACAACTCGGTTCTTATGAGTATGATCATTTAGTGATAGCCATAATGTCTCCGGTCTATTAATAGCTCTATCTATTCTTCTTCGTTTAATTAAACTCAAAGTATCTTGTACTACCTGATTATCGCTATAGAATTCGACCTGCTTACTGTCAAATAAATTAATTGAATCTTTAGGCAAATCTTCGACAGGCTTACGTATTATTGGCTCGGTTTTATCACTTAATACATCTAAAGGTAAAATATCGAACTCTTTTGATTCATTTAAAATTTCATTAAACGACTGTCCGGAAACTTCTTGAATCCATTTTATAGCATCACTATACCAACCGCAATTATGACAACATACAGCATTATCTTCAACAATATAAATACATCGTCTTTTCTTACCCCACGAACGACCTTCTCTACAAATTGGACATCCTGCAATATACGTGTTACTATGCTTTTTATATTGCGGGTAGCCAGCAAATTGATAGAATTTTTGAAGTATATACTCTCTAGGTATTAACACACGTATAGTATATGTTATATACTATCAAAAACAAGTTAAGCCTTATTTTGCTTAGGTATGGGTTTAACAGAAACTATACCTTTTCTAATAAAGGTACCACTAGCTGGATCAATATATTCTGCTTCAACGATTTCATTACCTTCACGAATGTAAGTACGTAGACGGGGCTTGACAGGCTCACCACTAATAGGTGAAACTATAGGTATGGGGTTAATTAAGTCCATATTGTTATTTAATAGCAACTTCCGTATTTAAAGTGTTATTTTTATTATATTGTATTCTGCAGACATCGTAAACATTCGCTGGCAGCTTTTCAACTATATCTACTATTTTTTGTGTTAAACCAAAATCAAATTTATCGCATGGTACCTCTCTTATTTTCATATCAGGTAAAGATAAAAATACAAAATTATCATTCTTCTTTTCCATGTATACGAAGAGTTCGCCTAAAAAAGCACCGCCTGTAATTGCATAAACGTATCTCTTTTTTGGGTGTTTAAATATTTCAGTTAGCATAATTCTTGTATATATTTTTCAACAGTTTCAAAGGTATCGGAAAATTCTAGCCCATGTTGCTGCAATTTTTGAGTACTAAGGATGCAATTAGATCGGTTAGCTACTATATCAAGATCATTCATTTCAACAAAATTCCAATTAGGATTAGCTTTATTATATTTTTTAAACATGTCTACTACTTCTTTTGCAGTTATAGGCTTTGTATTAACAGCGTTAAAGATACCTGGGATAAAATTATCTAATAAATGCTTGACTAAGCAATTAAGATCGTCAATACATGTAATGCTATTCTTATAGCTAATTAAATTATCATACTTAAAGAGTTTGTATAGATAATTTTTATCCTCTTTAACTGACGTTACAGGCATACGAATTCTAAGAATAGCTGATTGTTTAGTATCAATAACTGTTTCAAAAGCATGTTTTGATTTACTGTAAAAACTAGACTGCGGATTATAAAGACCAAAATTGGGTTGATCTGTTTCTAGAAAATCTTTTTCGTAGCCTGTATATATGCACCCGCTTGAAATATGAATAATTTTTTTATTATGTCTATGTGCAATTTTATCAATTTCATTAGGTACAGTAACGTTTAGGTTCCAACAGATTTCTTTATTTTTCTCACATCCATCAACATTAGGGGTACCAGTATACCCACAGCAATTAACTACATGTGTAAAATTATAATCACGAAACATACGTGATAATGTTTTACTATTTGTATAATCTATTTCTTGCTGACTAATATGAAAAACGTCGACATCAGCTGTCTGTAAAAATTGGCCTAATTTAGTACCAATGAATCCCTTGCCGAGCAATAATACTCTCATGTATTATTATTTTAATATAACTTTTATTAATCTCCAAAACTATCTTTTGCGTTATTAAAAATAAACTTATTAACTAGTGTTCCAAGAGAATCGGCTTCTTGTTGGTTATGAGCAGAAATAATAGAAATAGGCTCACCATTAAAATTGTAGCCTATTAAAATAAAGCTATTTAAAAATTCTAAAACCTGACTAGTTAATACGTCTAAATCCGTTTTGTTGTCAGACTTTTCTTTAATTTGATCTCTCAAGAAAGAAACTAACGCTTTATGCGTTAGCTCTTTTACTTCTTTATTTTCATTAGGATTAAACGGTGTATTTTTACCATCATTACCTTTAGATGAGTTCTTATTTTTCATCATAAGTATTTAATCTTTTTGACAAGTATCTTTCTCTTCCTGGGTAATCAGCATTGTTGGAAACACCGTTTTTAATGAGATAATCAATAATAACTTCAATACTATCGGTTTTAATAAAGAAATTCTTAAGAATCTTACGCCCACCATCATTGAATTCAAATAGAATTTCGTCCATATTATCCTTATTAAGATAGCAAGTAATCATAACAGATGCCTCGCTAGGATTTACCATTATAGTCCATTGACGTGGGTCGCCTTTGGAATAAACAGAAAAAATCTTGATTACAATGAATCTATTGTCCCTAAGCCTTTTAATAAAGTAACTTGGCGTTCTTAATTTATTTTTACTTGTTTTATACATTAATTTGCTAATGCAGAGATAACAAACTTAAATTCAGAATTTTCAAGTTTAAGATCTAATGTCATTACTCCTAATTTGGTTATTATTTGGGATTGTAATTCTTTGAATCTCATAGAAGAAATTATTCTAAATATTTCAAAGTTCAACGGTAAAGGTAAGGCAAATTGAGTGCCCTTATAATCTTCGGCAATCTTTATACCATACGAATCTATGTTGCTTCTCGTTTTATCCGTTAGTTCACCGAAAACTGTAGTATCTTTAACAGATATATAAATCTTATTCGTCTCCGTGCTTATAGAACTGCCTTTTATAAGGCTAATAACAGATGTATAAGGTAACGTGAAGGAACCATCAAATTCAAGTGTTTTAATCTTTTCCATGTTTAGCTTAGGTGTAGTAATAATATTATCATCGTATAAATGATACTTAAACCTAACGCTATCAGACGAATAACCAATAAAGTTCGATGAAATATCTAGCTCGAATGTATCTTGCTCAATACAAGAAATAACTCTAACAAATTTCTTTACATCAGGTATATTAAGACATTTAACAGCATCGATACTACTGTCTGTAAAATTAACCCCAACAATAATTGTATTGTCACTCGTAGAAATAAGTGAGCTTAACTTACCCTTACTAACATTTATTACTGCACTATCCGTTACTTTGCTTAACGGTGTTAAAAAGTTATTTAAAAAAATATCTTTATTAGCTATTTTAAGATTCATTAATCTTTATAATAGCATATATATCTTGTTATTCAAGATATTTTTATCTTATCTAGCTTCTCTTCTATTCTCTTTAATGTATTAGCTATTTCTTTTAAAATTAAATTATCGCTAGCTTTTTCCTGAATATTATTTCGATGCTCTGTTACCTGCACATAATTCTGTTGAGGTTGCGAGCGTGGAATATTAATACCTGCATTAACGGTTGTATGCACCGGGTTGGGCTGTTGGGTAGTCGGTATAGTATTAATTACTTGTAGTGGGTTTAAAGAATTGCCTAGACAAGTAGAATTCTGTGAGACCATATTACTCTGAAGCATCTTAAGATCGCCCGTTAGATGCTGGCCCATAAAAGCTATGGTAGCCATCTTAATTTCTTCTGGAGAAAGATCTTCTCTGAAAGCATCCATGTTATTATAGATCTTTTAAGAGGTTATCTATCGATTCATCGCTCTCAGCAACTTTTACTGTAGCTTTTTTAGCAACAGGTGTTGGTGCACTTGTTGTAGCTTGCACCGGTGCATCAGCAGTATCATCAACGTCTTTAGTACCATGATAATGCTCATCAAGTATAGTCTTGAGCTCATCGTAGCTCTTCACAGATACATATGACTCAAGATCAAAGGCATTATTGTAGATCTTCTTAAAGTCATCTTCTTCCAGGCCTTCAATTTCCTTAGGAGTAGAGAACTTCGAAGAAACATATGTAGGATAATCACCCTGCTTCTCAACCTTAATTCTAAGGTTACAGCCCTTAGGTGACAGATCAAAAATACGCGGACCGAGCTCAGCGGCTTCTTCACCCTCAATAGCATCCATAACGATCTTATGAAGCTGACGGCCAAAGCGCAGAAGCTTAACCTTACCGTTGTTATCAGCATTAACCGGGTCGTTAACAACATACACACTTACAAGCCAATTCTCACGGCGCTTAATAGCAAGTGCTTTCTCTTTTTCTTTTTCAGTACCGTTACGTAATACACGATAACGTTCCTCGGCAATGGGATCACGTTGATTCCAAGTAGTCGGGCTAATAGCTGTGACTAGTTGACCGGTCGTAAGGCTATTCCATCCATAAGAATAATAATGGAAAAATGTCTTCGAAGGATCTTTTACATTAGGAAGAAGTCGGACTGTATAGGTATTGCCTACCTCACAGCGCAAATAATCCTTAATTTTGGAAGAAGCGGTTTCGTTATTTTTAGTAAGAGCGCCTTTAATGCTCTCAAACATCGATGCGGTAAATGTACTCATATTACTATTATGATAATAGCTTATAATTTTAAATCAAGCATTATTTAAAATTTTTTTAAGGCCGAGCTCAACTAATTTAGAAGCTTTTTGAGAATTATATAATTTTGTTCTGTATACAGAAATGTTATTATAAAGATTCTCGCCTATAATAAATTTGACTACTTCAGCATCTCTTTGTTTTATGGTTTTCTCGAAACTAGAATATCCTAAGAGTGTATATATGTTCACTTTATGTTCTTTTAAATGAAGAATGAATGAATATTCATTATTTGTTTTATGGTTAATATAATTTGCAGGAGAGAGATTTTTAGCCATACAGAAATTCTTAATAAACAAAATTGATTCTTTTATACCAATTAATTGTTCATCAGAATCTGGATCTAAATTTTCTTGCTTCTTATTGAACAATGTATATGCTTTAGTAGCTTTAAGAGAGTGATAATAATCTAAAGGAAAATATTCTTCGTCTGGATATATAGAATACGGCGCTTTAAAATAATCTTCAATCTTAATATGCGGAAATCTTTTTAAAAAATTACTAACCTTTTTAATTGATACAAACGTCTCGTTATTAAGCTGATCAAAATTTTTACGCAATTTAAAGGGTAATTTGTTTTTCGATCGCGAAACTCTTAAAAATGTATTGTAAATTAATTTATCGAACTCGGTGATCAACGCAAATGCTTCCACTTGTTTCTAACTATCTGCTTCTTTATCTTACGTAACATACTTGGCTTATAATAACACCTCTTCAATCTCAATTCTTCAACAATACCAGAGTTCATATATTCTCTACTAAATTTATTCCACATTTTATCAAAATATGCTTTATCGGTGCACTTTTTCTTATCCAACTTAACTTCAACATTTACTGGTCTCATAAAAATAAACTCTTTTTGCAGGAATTTAAAAACTTCATAATGTACTTACTTTTATACAATCCTGAATCGAATTGCAAGAAAAATTTTACAGCTGTAAAATCGTTTTTAAGTTCACAATGCATTTTAAATAGCTCCCTTATTTCCTTACTCTTTAATAATAATATGAACACATTCGCTAAATTCAACTTTTTTGTATGCATTAATGTTATTAAAGAGCAGAACGACAAAAACGTATGGTTTTGTTCAAACTCAGTTATTTGTTCAGAGGGATCGTAGCCTTTCACTGTAGACAACTAATTATTAATTATTTATAAAAAATCAATTATCTATTGCTAATTTAGACAGAGTACTAATAGAAGATGTGCTCGCCTCCGTGTCATTTATATGTTCGTCTTCGGTAATAGTTAATGTTGAATAGTCTATACGCATTGCACAATGACCAAAATTTGGGCCGAATCTATTCTTCATAAAGCCCATCTTTATAACACCTAGCTCTTTATCTGTATCTTCTTGCCAAATACTTAGAATAACGTCGCCAGTCATAGCAAGCCCAATACTTTCGGAAATAGTCTTTAAACCGGGATCAGATATATCGTAACCTTCTCTATTAAGCTGAGTTGCAGATATGATAGGGCAATTAAAATGATAGGAAATAGCTCTTAACTGCTCAGTACATATCTTAATTCTCTCATAACTACTATCACCGTAAGTAGAGTTAAGCAAATTAACATAATCTAGAACTATCGCATCAATCTTTATTCCTTTTTGAATTAATTTCTTAATAAAAGCTTTAAGATGATTTGCGGTAATAGTTGCAGGTGGAAATTCTTTAATAATAATTTTTGAATTAGGATGTTCGATACAATATTCGTCTAATTGAGTCTTAAGAGTTTCAGATTCAATTTTAAGCTGTCCCAGGGGAATCTTTGATACGCTCGAGCAAAGGCGTTTAGCGTAAATAATTTCCGGCATTTCAAGAGAAACCAATAATACTGTTTTTCCTTGTTCTGCAATGTTTACCGCAATATTACCTAGAAATATACTCTTACCGATATTAGTTTCACCGGCAAACAAATAAAGAGCTTTACCTTCCTCTAAAAATCCACCACCGATTTTATCGTCTAACCATTTCCATTTAGAGGGAATATATTTTTCATTCGAATGAAGATTATCAATTACCTTACTAACATCATTAAACAAATCTAACCCAATATCAGTAGTAAGCGATATATTACATGCCTTTTCAAACTTATCTAATATTTTAGATGTATCGACGCTGTTTTTATTAATATCATCTACTACATCCATCATTGTATGGTAGACTGATTTTTCCTTTATAAAAATTTCGGTATTAGCAGTAAGTTCATCGACATTAAAGTTCTTTTCAATATTATTAAAAAGATTAACGGCATTCTTAAAAGAACTCTTTAGTTCATCAGTAGTTAAATAGGATTTAATTTCTGTTAGAGTAGGGCATGTCGCTCTTTTTTCATAAAACTCTCTAATAATTTCAAAAACAACTTTTATGTCTTTGTTTTTAAAATATAAAGGTTTAATGTAATCGACGATAGAAGCTAAATATGATTCATCAGTAAGAGATTTGTAAGCTATAATAACTTCAAAATAATCTAAATCTAGCTTAGCCATTACTCTATGATATACTAGGCTTTATAGTAATCAATAACCACTATATTCTTTTAAAAATTTATCTTGGCTCGATACAAATATTTCATCATTTGTATTTAAAAGCCCGGGTGATTTGTGAACGACCCATATTGGCGCTACGCCTAATTTTAATTTCTTAACGTTTGCGTCTAAGCTACTAGCTATATCATAATGATGAAAGGTATAATTTTCATTAAACTTCCAGTCGACCTGCTTGGCTCTTTTTGTGTTAATGCTCATGAATAGTCCGTCAAGTATAGCTACTCTTGCAGGGGTAGGTCCAAACGACGTCATAAATATCTGTCCATGATCATTACAAGGATGGGCTACTGCGCCTCTTAAATTATTACCATTAAAACCACCACACATTAAATGCCATAAAGCTAATTTTTGAATCTTCGGATTAACGCCACCGGCAAGCCCGACGATATCAAAATCTTGATGAGCTTTCTCTAGCTTTTCATATACTGCAAGATCGTCAACATAAACATCATCATGGACAAAAACGATGAATTTGTAATCGTTTCTATATTCATTTAAAATTTCATTATATTTTTTGCTCAACCCTTCTTTATTATCAGCATCAAATAAGATATCTATTTTATCTTTCAACCGAATAAGCGACTTATATGCTGAGGTTTGTTTAGCATCTGCGCTTCTAGTAGCAAAATAAAAAGCAATATTGTTCATGGATTAAAAAACGGTGAGTTGGTTGCGAACTTACCTACACTAGTTATACCTTCTTTTGTTAAAAGATACAATAAACCTTCCTCAACTTCTACAAACTCATTATCCGGATTTGGTAAAGAAGAAAATTCATTATTTAAAAAATCCGCATAAAGTGTACTACCAGATCTCGCTATATATATGTGGCCTGATTTTTGATTATAGATCCAAAGACCGAATGTTCCTTTTAAAAGTGAAAGAGTTTTAATAATAGCTAGAATCTCATCACCATGCTTCTTGAGATGCATATCTAATAATGGTGCGATAATTGACGAATCGACAACGTTATAGCTTTTTTTATTGCTAATTAATAGCTTAAGCTCCTTATGATTTGTTAGTACACCATTATGTGCTATAAGCCAATCTTTATATTGAAAAGGATGTGACGTCGTTGGAGAAAATGCTCTTTGTGATGATGTCGGCGCTTGCGTATGACCTAAGAAATAATTAAAATCTGTAATGTTCCTTCTTTTCTTACCATACTCAATAACTAGCTTTTTAGAAAGAGTTGCAGTACCAGGTGACTTTAGAATAGCATGTATCTTATTACCGATCAGTAGTCCGCCATATGAAAAGGTACCTCTTTTCTTATTACTCTTATAGAGATTTACATAGTTTGTAAATTCTTTAGCTCCAAATATTCCGCAAATAGTATTATACCTCCTAATTATTATATTAAATAGAATAAATATTTCAAGATGAATAAGGACTGTAAACTCATATTTGAAGCGTATTTAGTTAAAAAACCTGTTATTTCTGAAGCTCCCATATATGGAATGGGTGATATAGGGTATTCTGGTGACTTCGAATCAGCCCCTGGTAAGGGATATGGTATCGGCAAAGTAGCGGCAAAAGAGGGTAAACCTATGGCTGATGTTGCCAACCGTTTGCTGGCTGCTATAAAGACTAAACTTTTTAAACCTGCAAAGCATGTTGTTGATGGGAAAGAATATGATTTGTTTTATCCGGGTTCTAAGATGAAATTTAGAACTGAATTAGAAAATTTAATTAAAAACGAGCTTAAGCTTGGAGGTACGGAGGCTAAATACACTGCACGCATCGTTGACAATCTTTTAAATGTAGTAAGAGTAGATGCAGAAGGCGGTACAGCTGCTAGCCCACATCAAGTCAAGCAAGCAGTTGATGCAGGAGTAAAGGGTAAAGCTGTTATAGCACCTGGTACTCCTGGTACATCTCCTGCACAACCTGAAGCACCAAAAGCAAATAGTTTTGTAAAAAATCCTAATGCACGTTTTATTAAAGAATGGATGCCAATATTTGTTGAGCTTCCTGATGAAATTACTATCGAGAAAGGTGACATTTATGATTCACCTGAACTTAAAAATGAAGTAATTGAGGCTATAACACGTGCGTATGATCAAAAAATGGCTAACGATAAAGAAGTTGTTCAAGACTTTATTGACTCGTTAAAATTTAAAAGTAGCTATATTCCCGCTTCGGAGAAAAAAGAAGGTGAAGGTACCGGTGAAGTAGAAACTGTTGAAGAATATCCAGAAGATGATTTACCGACTAGTGAATTGCGCGGAATGGGCGCACTGCCAAGTCGCCGTGGTTATGACTCAGGTGGGTTTAGCTATGGAGACTAAAGATGGCCGATACAACAATTTCTGATTTAGCGCGCGCGCTAACTACTAATACAGGCGCTATATTACCTATTACTATTGCAGGGGTTACTTATGGTATTCCTGTAAGCGCAATTGTTACGGCTTCAGGTAGCATGGGTACAGATTCATTTCAGCTTCCAACAGGTACGACAGCGCAAAGAGTATCAACAGCATTGGGCAGTATGAGATATAATTCTAATGCAGATGCAATAGAGTATTATACCTCACAGGGTTGGGTAAGACCTCAAACTGGGACTAGCCCGTCCTACAGTATAACAGCAACAGGGGGTACTATAACTACTTATAATTCTGGAGGAAAAATATTTAAAGTTCATACATTTACAAATACTGGTAATAATACTTTTGCAGTACAGTCAGTGTTTGGCTCTCCAGTTATAGATATTTTAGTAACCGGAGGAGGAGGGGGTGGAGGAGCTACGCAAGGTTCTTGGGGTGGTGGGGGTGGTGGAGCAGGTGGGTTAGTTTATGCATCAAATTATCAAATTTCTGCTGGCTCGTATGCTATTACTGTAGGTTCTGGAGGAGCAGGCGGTGATGGTTTGGGTAGTTATCCGTATTCAGGTGATAGCGGGAATAACTCATCATTTTCTACATTAATAGCTATTGGGGGTGGAGGAGGTGGAGGTGGTACGCTAGGGTCTTTACAAAATAACGGTAAAAACGGTGGTTCCGGAGGCGGTACTTATGGGTGGTCGGGAGCTACTATTGGTACATCAACACAGATTTCCTACGCTGGCGCAACTGGTTATGGTAATAACGGTGGTAACGGAAACGGTACAAGAGGAGGGGGTGGGGGTGGTGGAGCAGGTGATGCAGGCAATAATGGCGGTGTTAACAACGGAAGAGGTGGATTTGGTAGAACATATGACATTACTGGCGCGTCTGTTGGGTATGCAGGTGGAGGTGGCGGAGGTGGCTTTTGCGGTTATGTAGAATCCGGAATAGGTTATGATGGAGGTGGATCAGGTGGTTTATATTGTCAAAATACTAATGGTAATAATGGATCAAATGGATTTAACGGTACAGCAAATACTGGAGGAGGTGGTGGAGGAGCTAGTATTTTAAATACGACCGCTAAAGCTTCCGGTGGTAACGGGGGGTCAGGTATAGTTGTTGTTAGGTACCTGATTTAATCGCTTTACAGTTATATTTCTTCCAAGGTATCGAAATTTTATAGTTTAACGGGTCTATATACCCTGCATCTATAAAGCCTTTTATTCTTAAAGAGCATGCAGTACATTCACCGCAAGCTTGTTCTTCTCCCTCATAACAAGTCCAAGTCTGACTAAAATCTACCCCAAGCTTTACACCGAGTTTAATGATTTCCTCCTTAGATTTATCAATTAACGGCGCTTGCACTGTAATTTTATTTCTACGGTTAAGAGCTGATACATTATTAATTTGCTCCAAAAATTCTTCACTACCATCCCAGAACCCAGCAACGCTATCGGCCTGTGCAGCTCCATGAAAAACAGTGCTAGCCCCGTAGTTTTCAGCTATTGCAAGTGAAATACTGAGCAGCATTAAGTTTCTATAGGGAACATAGTTTACCGTCTGCGGGTCGCCCATTACATCCTTGGCTTTAGCCACTGCAACTTTGTTATTAAGAAGTGAGGAAACTTGACAAATATCCTTAAAAAACGGTAATTTTATGTGTAAACTATCGACTGACATATCAACCGATTCGATCTGAAATGACGCACAGTTTATTTCTTTATCACGGTGCTTCTGTCCATAGTCATAGTTGACCGTAATTACTCTATCATACTTGCTTGCAGCTAAATGTAACAGTACAGAGCTGTCCATTCCCCCAGAAATAGGGACTACAGCTTTACTCGACGGGTTCTTCTTCGCCTTGCGCTTCATTGATATTATATTTGTATTCCTCTGTTAAGCGCTTGTCGAGTTCTGGAATAATAAATTCCTCGTAGAAAGCGGGGTCTTTTGCAAAAGTCTTCGCATAACCCAGTTTATCGCCCTTTTTATACTTACCGCTAGTAATACCAACAGTATATGTTGCACCATTTTGTTCAACGATACCTCTTGTAGTCGCCATACCAAGCAAACCACTATACTTGTTAAGACCGGTCTTAAAGGAAAGATACATTTCTGTCTCTAAAAACGGTGGGAGGAAGCGATTCTTAACAGTTAGCGCACGAAGTGTTGTACCGCTGTACTTATTGGCTTCTGCAAGCTTCTTATCATCAGCATCCATGGAATCACCTTCACCTTCCTTCTCATGACGCTTGGCAAGCTGTACAAGAATACTAGCCATATATACCGGACCTGAACCTCCAGCTTGATTTTTTACAAGACTCGGGAACATCGAAGCAGGATCTTCGTATGTATGGTTAGTAAACAGAATTGTTACTCCAGCTTTAGCAGCTTTAAAGGTTAAAGTACGAAACATACTCTTTAAAGACTTTGCACGAAGACCCATATCTGATGCGGATTTATCTTTAGCTACGTCATCAAGCTCTTTTTGTGAGGCTAAGTTACCTAAACTATCAATACTAATAATAAACTTGCCTCTCGCGTTATTTTCGATTACGCTATCAAGAAAAGCACTAATCTGATTACGGCACTGATCAATAGTATCAACAGGTACATACTTTGTACCTTCCGGGTCTAATCCGACTCCCTTTGTACTGTTCTCGTCAATAGCGATTTCAGTATCAAATATAACAGGAGTAAGACCTTTCTTCTGAGCAGTGGCAAGAATCTTATTTACAATAAATGTCTTACCTGTCTGGCTAGGTCCTGAAAAACCGGTTATTCTTCCCTTAGGTACGCCACCACTACGGCAACTTCCACCGAGAATAGCGTTAAGAGCGTAACATCCAGTATCAAACCACTCATCAACTTTACTAAGTGCATTTTCATTTAACATCGATGCCTCGCTATTAAGCTTGTCTAGCGACGCGAATATTTTATTAAGATCTTTACTCATAGATTCAGTATATATGAAGTAAATTTAAAAACAAGTAAAAAATTACTCGTCAAACAACTTAATTGTTTTTTCGTCTTGACCTGCAGAAGAAACTGTAGGCGCTGCAAATAGCTTATGATACTGATCTACCAATCTGGCATCATTGTCAATATCTTCTCCCATTACAATACTTGCTAGATTAAATTTCCAAGTTGTACCGGCTTCCTTACTCTTAGGGCCAACGAATTCTCTAAAATATAGAGGAATTGTCTGTACATTAAGTTGCCCCTGCTGTGTGGGCTGCACATGTATAATAGCAGGATTTCTTACTGTAATTGTTGTCTTGTCAGAACTCTCTAGAGTTGCAAGAATTGTACGACCAATATGGTCAATAAAGGTAACTAGTTGTTTGTCGCTCATAATTAGTTTATTTTATTATTAACTTTATTAAAATCAACTACTGCAGTAATTCAAATAAATTCGTCTGTACCTGTGTACCTGGTGATTGAAGCTTCCAATTTACCGCTTCATAAAATCTTTCAATTACAGAAAAAATAATCTTTTCAAACATTAATTCATGATCAATAAGGAAGTTATCGGCAAATTCTTTTGGATATGAATATTTGTATCCTATTGTAGTAATGCCAAACCTGTTTGGCTGTTTAGCATAAAAATATCTAACTTTATCACCAGATGATATTTTTTCATACTTCTTACCTGTATTAAACCGATCTAGTAGCATGTTATAAAAATATGCAGCTTTAACATGGATAGGCATATGCTTGGCAGTCTTAAATCCGTCGCATTGCGCTGCGTACTTTTCATACCCTTTAATACCCATTACAAACGCTATATCCTCAATAGGCAAATTCTTAAAAATATCATATGTCTCATTAAAAAGCTTATTAGTCTGCGCTAGATCTTTCGTAAGAAGCATAGTCTCAATAATTTTCTTAACGTAAGGTTTAATAGGAGCAGGCATCGTAGTTCTCACAACCTCAACGCCAGTATATTTAAATTTATCACAAGGAATACCTTCTTCGTCTAATACATGCAATACATATCGCTTTTTCTGTAAAAATAATCCTGCATCTGCAATTGCCTCTCTTTTAAAGTTTAGTCTGCAATCTATCGAACCAAGAGCGGATTTACCCCATTCAATTATTTTTTCATTTAAATGATCTTCAATATCTTGTACAACTTTATAATATTCCGGAGTTACTTTACCTTTACTATTAAGCATTTTAAGACCCGTCTTATTAACAATATGCCTGATAGATATATAGGAGCTATCTGTATCGTTGTAAATAATAGGAGAGCTAGTCTTTAATTCTTCATCTGTAAGCCCAGTCTTTTCCTTAATATATTCTTCTAGCAATCTATTCGATTCCTTAATAACTGCTTGACCGGTTAATGTAATTGACTCTGCTAGTTCATCGTCGCCTAGCGGACTATGTTTGTTACCAAAGTAGCCGTAAATTGTATTAATTAAAATCTTAATAGTATGCTGGGTAATATTTAGATTTTCAATCTGGATAGATAGTTTTGCATATTCATCAGTATCTTTCTGTATATCTAGTAACCGTTTCTTCGCAAGTTTAAGCTCCCGTTTAATTTCAACTCGCTTTTTATAAAAATGATCTACCGTTTCTGGAATAATACCTTTTTCTTTTTGCGTAAAGAGTACCTTAGCCTTAGATATTGCTATCTTTTCTTTCTTAACAAATTCAACAAAATGCTGATGCGATAAATTAAACGTCTGACCATTTACATGCTGTATGGTAATCTCTTTATCAGTCTTCTCTGTTATTACGCCTACTTTCGTTTCTGGTGAAAGATTTAATGTGATCATTACATTTGGATATAGACTATTAGCGTCAAACGATACAATGTTTTCTTGAAACCCTCTCTGCGGATCGCCAACGTAAGCGCCAGCGTTTTGTTCTGTGTTTGTAACTTCTCTATTAAAAGTAGGAATTCGTTGTTGACGCATCCTGGCTCTTATAGCACATAGACCGGTAATAACAGATAGAGACCCTAGAGCGCCCTCAAAAGTAGTTAAGCCCGCATATGCTATCATTCTAAGTAATTTTAAGTATTGCAGCTTTTCTTCTAGTTTAATAAGCAAATTTACGTCTTGTATGTTGTAGTCAATAAATAATTCCCAGTTATCATCTGCCAGGCTTGCAAGATTTGTATCACCGTAATCAATCTTATTTTCACCGAGCTCTGTTTCGCCAATAGCATCTAGCTTATAAGACTCTCTAAGTACCGGGCAAAATCGTTTATAGATATCAAGATAGTCAACACAGGAAACGCCCTCAATATGCCAATGCACTTGCTCTCTACCAAACCTACCTTTAAAAACAATCGGTCTTATATACCCTACTGGTGATAATCTTTTTGTTTCTTCTTCACCTAATAGTCTTGTGATACGGTTAATAATATAAGGCACATCGAAAAATTCGCTATTCCATCCCGAAAGAATATCCGGGTAGTCAGAAGTAAAGAAATTTATAAATTTAGATAGTAACTCTTTTTCGCTCTTACAATAAATGTATATACCGTTTTCGTTTTTCTTATGATATGGCTTTAATCCCCATGTTATAAATTGTTTTCTTAAAGTATCGTATACTGTTATAACATTAATAGGATGCTGGGGATCTTCAGGCTTAGGAAACTCATCTGGGCTATATGTCTCAATATCGATAAACAACACTCTTATCTGCTGATTGGTAAATTCCTGTCGTTCATTAAGCTCCCAAAAACTATCAATTAAAAATTGTTGCTGAATATTTAAATTTTCAAATATGCGAGTTATTTTATTATCTTTAAGATATCGAGATCTCTCGGCTTGATTACGAAATTTTTTCTTCTTAAGCTTTGTGTTGAATATACTTGTACTATCCGGTTTATTATTTGTTTCTAAATAGATGTATGGTTCAAAAGTAGTATCGACAGCTATACGTTTGCCGTTCTGATCCCATGTAAAGAGCCTCATTAGCTGCTCTCTCGGTAAGTATGCTACATTCCTATACACAATACTATTATAGTATCAATTACTAAAAATAACAATTAAAAAAAGTGAAGCAGCTTTAATAGTACAACAGATGAGCATAATGCGGCAATAAAGCTAGTACAAGTGCGCAATAATTCTAATTTATGATTGTGGCGGTCAACCCAAATTTCAACTAAATCTCTTAAACGGCCGTCTTCTTCTAATTTTTTAATTTCTTTTCGCGAAAGCTTTCTCATAGCCCATTAATTTTATTTAATAGTACTCTCTTAGGATCTCCATATGGGTGGCTATAAAGCTCGGTATAACAATTTATATTATCTTCATTTTCAAGCCATCTACCTTCTGCAACTTTTCTAAACTTTGCGCAGCTATTCATATATTTGCCTTTTTTACTCAATGTATCCTCAATACAACCGATCATCTCTTCTCCGGTTTGGAACTTAATGGGGGCATCTTTATATGTAATAAGATTTTGGCATGCAATCGGTATGCCATAGCAGCATGCTTCAATATACTTTAAATCACTTTTTGCTTTGTTAAATGTGTTGTTCTGTAATGGTGCAACCATCATATTAACTCTCAAATTATAAATTTTCTCTGGATAGCTGTAGAGTTGTTGCCAGGGATGAAATTCAAGATCACCGTTAGCTACATACGGTTGCAAGGGTATAGGAAAGGCGCCTAAAAATACCCACCTATACTTGTGACGTGTCTTAATAATAGTATCAATTACGTGCGCAAAATCATCATCAAACCCAACTCTATTTTCAACATCGAAATGCGCACCAGATCCGGCATACAATATACGAGGTCTCTTTTCAAATTCATCATAGTTATCAGAAATTTTTCTCTCATTATAATAGTTACCCATCCAAAACTTAGGAGGAAAATTAGGTATTACTGTAATATTTTTATGGCCTGTCTTTTCAGCATAATATGATTTCATAAAGTCACAAGTAACTGTTACTTCATCACACATGCCCATAATTTCTTGTGCTGTTTTTCTAATCTCTGGATCAGCGAATGCAGGTTTAAATTTATTATACTCCGGGATATCTTCAATAAAAACAAGATCGTCAATTTCATATATCAATTTAAACCCGGCTTGCTTGCTGACTTCTTTTAGAAATTTAACAAACCGTAATTGATGTGGCGTAGCTTGTCTTTGAATACGTACGGCTTTAATTCCTCGATAATAATTAGGATCAAAACACATCACTGTACTACCATGTACAATAAATTTTTGATGCGCATTAAGTACATGCTCTGGCCAAATCATTCTCCAAAACCCGCAACCACTATAGTCAGCATAGTAATTTAAAGCTCTTGGTAAATCTAATTCTGGTGGACGTGGTGCCTCTTTTTGCTTTGGCATATTCGGCATAGCTTGAGGAAAAGGAGAAGCAAAAGGCGATACAAACGGGCTTGGAAACATATTCATATATTAAATGGTATACTCTTTGTAATCAACTCGTTTTGTTATACCATTATTCTTTTCTAGGAAAATAATATCACCTGTTGCAGCTTTTATACTTTCTTTTCTATGACTAATTACCATAATTGATTCTTTATACTTCTCCACTCTTTCTTTAAGAATACTAATAACTAACTCAACACCTCTCTCATCTAAACTCGAATCAAAAAGTTCGTCATATATACTAAAATTAAAAGAAACATCGCCCTGCAGACGACGTATATCCATAAAAGTAAATAGACATGCTAGATCAATATTCTTACGCTCGGCTCCGCTAAAGTTAAAATAAGAACAATTTTTACCTTTATTGTCTATAATCTCTTCTTCAAAATATTCATTAAACGTACAGATACAATTAGCATCCATCTTTTTCAAATAATAGGCCAGTTTACTATTAAACAGCTGTAATATCTTCTTAACAATATATGACTTAACGCCTTCTTCAGATACAACAAACTTAACTACATCAAATAAATTTAAATCTTTCTTAATAGAATCTATTTCAGACTTAATATCGGTAAGTCTTTTATTTTGCTCCTGAATAAGCGCATCAAAAGAATTCGAATCATTATCAATATCTTTTAAATCTTGCTGTAATTCAATCTGCCACTTCTCTAGCTGAGATAATCTTTCTTCTAGATTCTGTTTCTCTTTAACTTTATGCTTATATTCAGATGCATTTTCTCTTAGTTTTTGAATTCTTGTATCTAAAGCATTCTGTAATGTTATGTACTGCTTTTCTTCTACCTTTAGCTTCTCAATATCTGTTTCATAATTTTCAATCTCAACTTTTATCTTCTTCTTTTCATTTTTAATATGATTCCTGTCTGTCTCTTCTATCGACCTCAAGCACGTCGGACATACTTCTTTATCCGTACCTACAGAAGTTAGTTTCTTATTGCATTGTGAAATAAGAGTTGTGTTTTCTGAGATAGTATGTCGAACATCCTTGAGCTTATTATCTACCTTTAATGTATTGGCTTCTTGCTCTACAATATCTTTTTTAATTTGTTCAACATCCGGTAGAACAAACTTAGTAAGCTTATCATTTATTTCTTTTATTTCCCTTGTATTGTTTTCTTGACGCGTGAGATATTTTTCCTTTTTCTTATATCTCTCAAAAGATGAAGCTTCTTTTTGCTTTTCATATGTAAGAATTGTTTTCTGTATCTCATCGTGCTTTGCAACGCTTATATCAAATACCTTTTTCTTTTCATTAATATCTGTCTTAAGAATATCTAACATATCACCGAATACACTGAGATTAAAGATATCTTCGATAAACTTTCTCTTCTCTTGCTTCTTCTTTGCCATAAACGGTATGGTGTTGTTTATGGTCATAATAACACAGTTTTGAAATACTTCTGGGTTGCTACTAATCTTCGAAGCAATATAAGATGTTGTATTTGTTATACTATCTCTCGTCTTATCCTCTCCGTTAATATAAAGATAACATTTCGAAGGCTCAATAGTTCTAATAATCTGTATATCTTCTTTTTTATCTATATTATTAATTGCTAATTCAAGAACAACTTCGCAGCCCTTACGATTAACATTATTAATAATATTTTCTTTCTTAAGATCTCGCAGTGTTTCACCAAACACAGCAAAATATATAGCATCAGCTATTGTAGATTTACCGACACCGTTTCTACGATCTTCTTTATCTCTATTAACCCCTGTAATAATATGAAGACCTGGCTTAAACTCTACCTTAACAGGCTGATTACCAACTGATAAGAAATTCTTGATACTAATGCTTTTAAAAACAACGTTCTTCATTTATTAATTGCCTTTTTATAAAGCTCAACACAATATTTGGATATTTCTGATTTTTTCTCAATATCCAATATATCGATAAACTCTTCAATAGCTTTACTCATATCTACCCCTGATATATCGCATGCTTGGTCGTCATTAACAACAACACTGTTATTATATAGTGAATAATCAACAGACAGATTAAATGGTTGATGGGCTGAAAGCTTTTGTATTAATAAGTCAATATCATCGGTTTGAATATTTTTATCAATTAAAACTTTAACAATATTATTTTGAATATTATTCTTTATATCTGTTGCACTAAGAGCTACAAACTTTGATAGCTCTGAAATAGCTATTTTTTTATGTTTCGGTGAAATAGTATTTTCGTAGAATTTATAATTCAAATCATTAAAGTCTAAAATATAATATCCTTTTGTGTCACCAGTATCACCGAAATCCATTTCAAAGGGATTACCAATATATACAATAGTTTTATCATTATATTTTCTTTCATCACGTAGATGAAAGTGACCGCTCATAATAAGCTTAGCTTTGGATAGAAGATCGGTAGACTTTATACCATGATCACAAAGCTTATAGCTATGCATTTTAAAGCTTTCTATTTCTAAATGACCAAGCATTAAATCACTTTCTTCTAATTTAGATATATCTGCTCCCCACGGTACAAACGAAACCTTTTTTCCTAAAATTGTGCAATGATGTATTTCGCTTATTACTTTAATATTCTTCCACCCATTAAGAATAGATAATGAATTTACATCGGTTCTATCCTTATAATACGAATCATGATTACCTACTAAAATAACAATATTAAAATCTTCCCAAAGTTTTAATATTTGATTGACAACATGGATTGTATTTACAGCAATTTCATCTCTATAATGATAAAGATCGCCAAGTATAAAAATATCTTTTATCTTCTTTTTCTGTAATTCAGATTTAAGCCATTCAGCCCACTTTAGAGCTGTTTCATGCCACACAAGACTATTCTGATGTACACCAATATGTATATCGGAAATACAACAAACTTTATCTGTGCTGAGTGTTATTTCTTTATCAGCTTTCACTACTTGTATTATAATTGTCGTCGTCGCTTGGCTCTACATAAATGTTATATGTATTACCGTTTCCATCTGGGCTTAGCATTAAATCCGTATATACTTTGTCACGATATTCATTTAGTACGGCATGATGCTTATTTTCTTTTTTAATCCGATTAATAAAAGCATGAAATGCAATTGTTGTAAAATAAGAGAAGGGGCTAAATCCAGTATCAAGTCTAAACTTTTGATTACGTAATGCGGAAAACATTTTTACGATTGCATCACCTATCATATCATCCTTATAGGAGTAGTTAATAAAATTAGGTGCATAAGATAAGCCGTTTGCAATCTTTGTAATACTTTCACCAAGTTTCTGTGAAACAACGCCTGATTTATAATAGACGCGTATCTCTTCCTCAAACTCTTTACCGTTAACATAATAAACCTTTTCCTTTGGCTTAAGTTTTTTACCGGTAGGCGTAACTTCCGGCGTAGCCATAACACCTTTAGAAAGTATCTTCTTAAGCTCCGGATCATTTTTTATCTGATCTGCATCAGCAGATTCCTCAGCTTTAGGCTTCTTGGATTTCTTTAATGCTGTATTGTATTTTTTCTTTTTCATAAAGGTTTATTCGCTTCTCCATGTGAGCAGAGCTATACTTGAAGTTATCGGCGATGTCGAATATTATAAGCTTATCCTTATCCTTATGCAAGCGAAGGCCTCGTCCTATGGATTGGACAATTTTAATCTTAGCTTTGCCGCCGCATGCAAATATAATGTAATGTAAATTTTTAATATTAATACCGGTCGAAAATATTTTAGAAATTGCCACAACTATAACATCGGTTCTATTTTCCATTAAAGCTCTAATCTTCTCTCTTTCAGCTACTTCAACCTCACCGCGAATAAAATAAACTTGCTTGTCTGGGCATATTTCTTTAATAGTTTTATAGAGAGTCTCGCCATGCTCAATAAAGTCGATTAAAATCAGAGTATTATTTGCCAGCTTACATGATATTTTTCCAATAACATTATTTCTAAACTGACTGCGCATTAAAAACCGCTGCTCTTCCCTATATAAATTAGCAGAAGAGATAACTGTATCTTTAAATGGATCTTCTTTAAATAATAATTTAAAAATCTGTACCTGTGCATTACTAACATAATTCTCTAATCGTAATTCGTGGCTATGTTTTTCATAGATTATTGGTCCTATCTTTCCTATAATGTTCCATTGATCCATTAAATTCTCAGGCATAGTACCCGTAAAACCAAATCTAACGGGTGTTTTTATTTTCTTTATAATCTTATTAACCTCATTACCTTTTCTAATTTTATGAACTTCATCGACAATTAGACAATCAATATCCTCTATCCAAGATAAATCTGTATTTTTACTTTGTAAAATACCTAGATTGGCTACTGTTACGTTTGCGCTTCCTTCTAAAGGACAGCTTCCTGTCCATTTACGTACTGTAAATGGTACATTATATGAATTGAAATCACCTAATGTTTGCTGTACTAGACCGAGATCAGGAACAATATATAAGCAGTTAAATTTTGATCCATATAAAAGAAATAGTTTAGTTAGAAGAGAAGCTGCTGTAAGTGTTTTACCGCCTGCGGTTGCCAATACAATTGTACCTCTACCGATTGTATATGCTTTCTTAACTATCTCTTCTTGGTAATCTCTTAAGGGTAAAGTAAGCGGTACAATATTTTCACTGTAATGCGGATTAGATTTCCATTTACTTGCAGGCATTATATACTCTGTTAATCCTGACTCTGTTGTAACTTCACCAATATATTGGTTGTTAGTTAAATATTTTCTTATTTCAAAATAAAGACCGGGCTCAAATCTACCTGTCGGCGTTATTGCATATGTACGTTGTGGTAAAAATCTTCCGTAACGCTTGCGAACAAAGAAAGCTGCATCATTCTTTACAGAAAACGTTTCACGTATTTCTTCCAATTTATCGCCTGAAAGAACTGCAGTTCCTTTTTTAAGGTCGAAAGAAAAGGCTATCATGTCGTTTCAAGTTTAATAATATCAACAAGATTCTTAATATCATAAGACGTAGAGCTTAATGTCTTTTCCGATTTTTCTAACAACTCTATTATCAGCTCTAATTCTTTTATAGTATTATCAATGTCAGTAATTTCAGAACATTTCTCTGCTGTGCGTTCCACCATAGGTATTGCGAGTTTTACCGGACTTTGTTCCTGTATTTTATCTACAATTTCCTTCTTTAGTTTTTCTCTCTTCTTACGAATCGCTACGAGCTCTAGCTTATGACGAATGCATCGGCCAGCCCATTTATGCTTTATACCTGGTAGCTTTAATTGATATTCTTTTAAAATAAGCTCATCAATTTTTAAGTCATTTTCTAGCTCTTTTATGTAATCTTCTAGCAGCATTAACTTAAATAATAGTATATAGTTATATGAAATCAATAGGTTTATTTGAACAGGCTTTTTATAAAACATTAAGTGAAATGAATGTAGCAGGAGGAGCTACAAGCGTATTTGGTACGGTTGATTCTGGAGCTACTGGGAATGCATTTCCCGGTCATAAAGACAATTACGCGCCAAATGATTCAAGGGTTCCAAAAGTATTAGGTGCCGGTAAAAAGAAGAAGAAATTTTTTGTACAGCGACGACCATTGCCTGGATTAGTATTAAAGCTTTCTAAATAACTCGTGGATCTAGGTCATTGGATATTAAATGAAAACGTAATTATAGACGAGAATACGTTTGGCTTTATATATGAAATTACAAATACTATTACCGGTAAGAAATATATTGGCAAAAAACAGTGTAAGTCAAAATTAAAGAGAAAGCCTTTAAAAGGAAAAAAGAATAAAAGAATTGAAATTAAAGAATCAGATTGGAAAGAGTATACTAGCTCATCGACCGATTTAAACGAAGATATTAAAAAATATGGTAAAGATAAATTTATATTCAAGATATTACGGGCATGCGGCTCAAAATGGGAATTAGCATATTTCGAAATAAGCGAACAAATCGACAAAAACGTTTTAATGAGAGAAGATTACTATAATGGTATTATTAATGTAAGAATCGGCAGACCGCCTAAAAAATTTCTTGAGTAGTTTATATTTTCATTCATAATAAGATATGCTCAAAAAAATTGAGTTTAGTCAATATAATTTTAAGCTGCTAAATTTTAACTATATTTTCGCAAGAAAGATAGAAGTTAATTTAATAAACGATCTGCATAGGTTTGATCTTTTAAAAGAGAAAATATCTAATCATGCTAAGAAGTTTTTCTATCATCATATTATTCATAGTCTTTGTGAAGAGCTTTTGAATAACCCTAGTACTGAAAAAACTATTATTTACTTTAATAATACCCAACTCGAACAGTTACATATTTTTAAGTATTTTAAAGAAGAGGACGTTCTTAAGGCTCTTAATACCGTTTTAGCTAAAATAAAGAAATTATTACCGATAAAGATGTTTATTACTAATATATCGTTTGATTTTCTTACCCACCTCCTTTCTTCTAACGACGGCAGAGGTATTGAAGTTATTAATAGTATTAGAAGCTATATGGATAGTGTTAATATAGAGAACTATACATTTGCTAGTGTCAGAACGTTTACTAAGAAGAATGATCTTATTTTTCTAAATAAAGAATATTTTAATCAGCTTAAGACTAAACAACTTCTCATTAGCTAGGTTAATAAATAATTAGATGGCAGATATAGCTATTTCACAGTTAACCTATGGGTTACCATCTTCAACTGCATCTATACCTTTTTCACAAGACGGTAATACTTTGAGAGTAGCACCTTCTGGTCTTCTTGTAAATGTAGCTAAAGTTGGTATTAATACTGGGTTAACTCCTCTAACAGCAGAGCTAACTTTATCTAGACCTACACAAGTAATAGGCAGAGAGTCAATTGAATTGAATGTAAGCTCTGTAATTGGCGACGGATATTTTGATGGTTTAAAATTTACTCAAACGGCAGGTACATATAATACTCTAGCAAGTATGCGCTGTAATGTGTTTAGTAACGGGCAAGCTGCATTAGTATTTTCTACAAGAGAAAATACCGGCACAACGTTAAACGCAAGCCCAATGCTTACTCTGGATCGTAATAACGGTAATGTTTTGAATCACGGATTAATTTTAAGCGGCAGCCCTCGCTATTCCGATAATACATCTTATCCAGATACAGGTATAGTTTCACAAAATGTTGCTAGAGGGTGGTATTATGGTGAAGAAGGTCGAACGACACCAACATATGTTCATATTTTATTGCCTGCAGATTTTACGAATACGGATAATCAAATGTTTTTGCTAGAAATAAAAGGATATAATTTTGGTGCTAGTGGTAGTGCTACTCTTTTATTAAATTTAATGATAGGTGGATATGTGACTCCCGCTAGTAATGGTGGGCCTATTAGAAGTGTAGCTGTTTGGTCTGCGCAAGGAGATTTTGCACCGACTGCATATTACAGTAATACATATAACAGAGGGATTGCAAGGTTTTATCTATCTAGACCATACTATACTTCGTATGCAGTTAATTCAATGTGTGTAGGAAATGGTAGAATTATTAAGCCAGGAGAACTGCAGATCATTTATAGTTCCAGTGCGACGTTATAATAAATAACTATATGAGCTTTAACGACAAAATATCCAAGTACATGCATCTCTTCAATGAGCAAGATCAGCCTGAAGATGCAGCAATGCCTGAAGCTCAATCTGCTATTCCCGATCCCTCAAGGCCTCAGTCTCAGGTTAAAGAGGAGCCCGATGCTCTCCCGCCTGAAGGTTATGTAGATATTGTTCGAATGCTTGCAAAAGCATTAGTTATGAACATCCCTCCCGGTTCAATTGATACCCTTTTCACTAAGCCTATTAATAGAGAGACCGCTACAGATGTTAGAGAAGCCTTACAGCAATCTATTGCACAGAATGAAAATTTTGAAGATAATCCTTCGAAATTAACTAACCCTCATTTTAGAAAGTTTGAACAATCTATAAATGAAAATAATTTTATGGCAAAGTATAAAGAGATTCTTAATATAATGCAGCGTTACAGCGACGATCCAAATCTTAAAACAAAATGATATGCGTAAGCCTAAGGTTAAAAAACCATACAAGTCTCTTAGCGAGATATATTTAAACGAATCATTCTCTAAGCCTGTACCGATTCTTCCGCGCTCTAGAGTTTTAATTTATCGAGAAAATGCAGATGTTGTTGTTCAACAGGACCCTCCTCATGGACAGATGCATGAGTTTGAGATTAGTAATCAGCTAGCTAATAAATTAATTAACACACTTACAAGACAAAAAACGGTAAAAACTCCGGAGGGTGAAGCTTCAGTTGATTCACTTATTCAACAAGCTTTAGAAATAGATCGCTGGAATGAAGCTAATCCAAGATGGAAGCAAGTTTTAACGTCAATACAGAGTTATTTCGATGAAGCGAAGTTAAATACAGATAAGTTCTATGAGTTAATAGACTTACAAAAAGATCCAGATAATCTAGTTCGCACTGTTTTAATTGGAAAAAGTTTAGGTTCAAATGGTGCGGTTGCTGCTTATAATTTTAATGATCTTATTCCGGATAAATTTAAACAGCTCTTTGTAAATCCTGAGGACGCTATAGCCGTAATGGATAAAATTTATAATTATGATTTTAAAGCAAAAGTCTCTGTAGGTAAAGGTGAGATTGCTTTAACTTTAATATCTGATGCTATTAAGGGTGAAAAAGGTGATTTATTTTTTGATGGTATTGGTGAAGTAGAATATAAAGCATCAAAAGCAAGACTTGGCGGTAATGTCCATGCTGTGACGTCATCTGCTAATGAGCTTTCTAAAATTTATGCTGACTCGCCTGATTCACAGCAACTATCTGTAAAAGTTTTAGATAGAGCAAGAGATATGGCTTTTAAAGGAATAGAATCGTGGAAAAAAAAGCGAAGTAAAGATCCACAAGTTGTTAGTTTTCTGGATCAAGTAAAAAAAGCTATTGATGATGATGAAAATTTACCACAAATATTATCAACTATTGATAGAGTTTTAGGGCCTTATGAAACCAAGTGGGCAGCTGAACTTAAGAAATCAATACAAACACAAGTAAAAGAATATACTCGTAAAAAAGCAGGAGATGTAAAAGGTACCTTCAAACCGGCATTTGAATCGTTCTTTAATAGCTGGCAGTCTTTAACAGATAAGCAATTAGCTCAAGGATTACTTGCTTGTAGAAATTATCCTCTGGACAAAGGTAGAGAAGCTAGTATAAAGTCTGAGCTTGAAGCTTATCTCTTAAACAAGGTTAAAGATAAGAGTATATTTTCTACAAGTGAAGCAAGGCTTAGGCTTTTAGCAGCAATACATCTAGTATGCTATCATTACGTAGAAGGGTTTAAGTATATTATATTTGGAAATAATGAGACAAAAAATTTAGTTACTTTTACATTTCCTGGTAAATCTGTAGGAGAAAATGTTGAAAGCGCTTATAACTTCTTTAATCAAGTTAACGCTAAAATAGATAATTCAATTGATAATCAAGGACAAAGTGTACAAGTAACAGTTAATCCATGATAACATTTGCACAATTTTTATTAGAAGGTGGGGTAGCCGGTCATATGGCACATCCTTTTGATCTGCCTAATGCACGTACAGGAAAAGATCTAGTTAATATCTTTAATAAGCTTGTTAATAGTCTTAAGAAAAAACCTTCCTCTGTTAAGATTGATGGGGTAAATGCTTCCATTAAATTAATTACCAATGCAGAAGGTAATAAAGAGTTTGCTATGGATAGAGGTTCCAATAAACCTGAAGATGTAGAGGGTGTAACAATTGCTAAGCTTACATCACGCTTTCCTGAAGGCCATGGTATGATAGAAACTGGTAAGACTGTACTCAATATTTTTAATACTGCTATTCCCAGCATAGAGCCGGAGCTTAAAAAACTTAAAATGTGGAATAATTCAAAAATACTTTTTAATATGGAATTTGTGAAAGGTGCGACCAATGTAATTGGTTATGCTAATAACTTTTTAGCTATACACGGGTTAAATGAGATTATAGAAGTTAAGAGCCCGGTACGTGGTAGTGTGAGAAGAGCATCACGCGAAATACCATATGATAAAAAAGCATTATTATCTTTAATATCTAAAGTTAATCCTATTGCTAAGAAGTCAGGCTTTGATGTGGAACACGAGTTTACTGTTGAACAGGGTAATGTAAATTTTAATGATGTATTAAGTTCAAAGTTTACAGTTAACTACGACACAAAGAATATTGTTACCAAGCCTTTAAGCGAATGGTTAGCTAAGGCTATTAATCCTCGAGCTGATAAAATTAAACTAGCTTCCGGTAAATCTATTAGTGCTATGAGTCTAGAGAATTTTAAGAATATAACTAATGGTGTACCTATGCATACCTATATCGGTAATAATAAAAAGGATATTGAAAAGTCTATTAATGGTGCATTGTTCTATTATGCGACAATTAAACTAGGTGATAAGATTAAGCAGGCTGCTAATTCAAAGCTCGGTAGCATCGGTAATCAGGAGGGTATAGTTGTAAGAGATAATACTATATCAGCTAACCCAGTTAAAATAACAGGGAGTTTTATTACTGGAAAAGAAGCTGGTAAATTTGCTAATAGAGGTGAAAATGAGGAGTATGGTATTAGAGGACAGTTAGCAAATATGGATAGGGTTAATAACCGTCCAAATTATCAAACTGCTCCACCCTATAGTAAGGATATTTTACAAGGAAGATTGACACCGGGAATGCCTATATGAAATTTGATGATTTAGTAAATGAAATTTTAATGCCTCAAAAGAATAACCTTATAGTTATTTTTCCAGGCCGCTTTCAACCCTTTCATATTGGTCATAAAAAGTTTTTTGATATAGCTAAAAAGCAATTTCCGGGTGCTGATTTTTTTATAGCTACTTCCGATATACCAGCTAAAGGTGCTGATAAAGATCCGAGTAGATACCCTTTTAATTTTAATGAAAAAAAGCAGATTATGTTAGCAGCAGGTATTCCTGAACAAGAAATTAAGCTCGTTAAACAACCCTATAAGCCTTTAGAAATTTTAAAAGACTATGATCCTAATGTAGCTAAAGTAGTTTATGTTGTAGGTGAAAAGGATATGAAAGAAGATCCTAGATTTGCATTCGGTATGACCAAAAAAGGCAAGCCAACATACTTTCAGCCATTTAGAAGTTTAAATGAAATGGATCCTTTTAGAGAAGATGGCGGCCATGGCTACATATACTCACCTGGCACTATACAGTTTAATATAGGTGGTAAGAATATAACTAGTGCTACAGAGCTAAGAAATATGTATAAAGCTGCTAACGAGCAGCAAAGAAAAGAATATATTACACAAATACTAGGTAAATTTGATCCAAAGATTTACAATCTCTTTAACGCAAAACTAAAATAATTATTTCTTATTTTTTTCTTCTAAGATAAGAATTGTTTCAAATAAAACTTTTTCTAAATTTTCTTTCGATTCTTTTCTTAATGCTGTTTTAAGATTAGTCAATAACTTATCGCCACCTGCAGCAATTGCAGAAAAAAGTTCTTCCTCATTATTCTCTTCTAAATTACCTGCATCACCACATGTACCGTACATTGGGTTCTTTGCGGCTTCATAATCCTCATAACCGAACACAGACTCTAGCTGATCGTGTGCATTAGTAATTTTACTTAAAACCCATGCTTCAATATTATCTTTACCAGCTAATATATCATGAAGCATGGCAGAAATCTTTGCGCATCTAAAGAGAAGTTGCTTTGCCATCTGACCATTACTATCATGGGAAGAAGAATCATATCCTTCGCAATCCTCGCTCTTACTTTGATTTGCTTTACATTCAGGGCAATTATTACAAGAACAGCCTTTAGCTGCAGCTGCACAATGCTCTTCTTGTTCACAATCACAAGGCTTTTTTGGAGGTAATTCTATTCTTTTAACTCTAGAAGGAGAAGGAGTTACTGTATCATTATCAGCCAAAGGTCCAAGACCCACGTTCTCATTTAAAATCTTCTTATCATAAAGATCATTTAAATTGTTATAATCATTAGCAAACATCTTACTAATATTTATTCTAATTTCAGAAAATTATTGTTATTTGCAGAGTAAAAAATCTTTTTAAAATTTAACTGTTTTAGTAGCGAAGTACATCCTTGACAAGGTTTTGAAAGATCTAATAGGTTATTGCGGTTAATCCTTGTATTAACTAAAGTATATTTTGAACAGTCTTCTTCTCCTAACTTAAGAATTGCAGATAATTCGGAATGTACACCTACTGTAGTAGATATATTTTCACCCCTTCTATTATAAAAACCTATTTCTAAATTTTTTGGATGTGTTTTTGTCGGGTTATTAAAACCAATAGAAACAAGTCTGTTTTTATAGAAAATGAACGAGAAATGCTTACAGCGATAATTACCATGCTTTTTCAGCAAGGCATAAGAGATTTCAGCACTCTTTTTAAACAGGTTTTCCATAATATAATGTTATACGAAAACAGTTTATAAATCAATAAATATTATAGTGCAGACTTTTAAAGAATTTTATGATAAGCCAGTATTTGGTGTTAATGAGCTAATCGAAATCGATGGCTTAGGTAAGCTTAAGGCTAAAATTGATAGTGGTAATGAAGCCTATAACGTTCTGCATGGTGTAGATATTTCTGAAGACGGTGAAAATGTTTCCTTTACTACTGTAGATGGTAAGCCGATGAAAGCGCCTCGTGCAGGCGACATAAAGATACATATTGGAAGTGGGGTTAAAGAAGATAGACCCATTGTAAAGCTTAAAATTAAAATTAACGGGAAAGAATATAAGGATGTACCTTTTAGTATAGCAGATCGTTCCGAAAATGAAGATCCCATTTTAGTAGGTGAACCTTTTCTTAAAAAGTTAAATGCAGTGATTGATGTTAATAAACAGGTAAATGAATCAGTTCGTTACAATGTAATAGCTATTAATAAAAAAGATCCTCTTTCAAAAGAATGGATGAGACCAAGTTTTAGTGAAAATGCTATCCGTCATATTGCTAATAAGCAAAAAACTTTAATAGTTAATCAGCATGGTGGGGCTAAATTTAAAGGTAAAGATGTTCTTAAGATATATAACCCACAAACAAAAAGACCTTTTATAGTTTTTAAGAAAAAAAAGAAAGTAGATAGCAATGGCTGATACAACAATACCGCAGCTAACAACTAATTTAGTGCTATCAGCGGAAAATTTTTTACCTCTGAGTGATGGTAATACAACTACAAAACTTTCTACAAATAGTTTATTAGGTACGAGAAATCGCTTAATAAATGGCTCCCCTATAGTTTGGCAAAGAGGTACAACCTTTACAAATATTGCAGGTAATGGAACTTCAACTTATACTGCTGATAGGTGGGCTTTTAGTCAAAATAATTCTCCGATAAATATTATTACTCGGCAAACTGGTTTCGGTGGCCGTCCATATTGTATTAGAGCGGGAAAACCATCAGGCTCTACTTTAACTGAGCAGTACAGATTATGGAATCAAATAGAATCTACTGATTGTTTTGATCTAGCAAATCAAGAGATAACACTCTCTTTTTGGCTTAGAAAAGGCTCTAGCTTCTCCGGTACTTATGTTTGGACTTCTGTTACTACTGGTACAGGGGTAGATCAAGCAGGTAATTTAGCAGCTGGTAACAATTGGACAGGTCAAACAAATGCTATTTTTAAAAGTTTTACTTCTAGCGAATTAACGACAACCGGTACTTTTTATAAATTAACTGGTACTGTAGGAGCAGGAATAGGTGAAATGTTAGTTGGATTTTTCTGGGATACACAAGGTACAGCATCAAATGCAAACGATTATATTGAAATTACCGGTGTACAGTTAGAGAGAGGCTCGGTAGCTACACCTTACGAACATAGACCGTTTGCACAAGAATTATGGATGTGTTGTAGATATTATAACGGCGGTGGTTATTACAGAGGCGATTTTTAAATTAACTTTTTATTCTGCGCAAATTCAACAAACTTATAAAACTCAGCTCGAGAATTATCATTATTATCTAAGAATGCTCCAGACATTCTAGCGGTACGCATCGTTGAATCATGTCTAATACCACGGTTAGAACAGCAAGTATGATTAGCTTCAATCATTACTGCTACACCATTATTCTTTTCGCATACTAAATCGATATGTGCATGGATTTGCATAGTAAGATTCTCTTGTACCTGTGGACGACGAGCAAACCAATCTACAATGCGATTAAGCTTACTAAGACCAATAACTTTACCTTCCTTCGAAGGAATATAAGCAACATGAGCTACACCGGTAAAAGGCGCATGATGATGCGAACAGAGAGAAGTTAGTTTAATATTATTCTGACAAACCATTCCATCATATTGATCTATATTATCAAAAGCTGTGATCTTAGGTGGCTTACTATAACAACCCCATGCAAAGTCTTCTACAAAAGCCTTAGCCACGCGATGTGGGGTATTATCGCTGTTAGGATCATTTCTCCAGTCATATCCTAATGCATCCATATAAGCTTCATAAGCCTTAGATGCTCTTTCAATTATTTGTTCTCTTTCTTCTTGAGTATGAGGATGATTGTGATTAGCGAAAGCGAGTTTTACTTTAGACATATTAGCTATTATATGATAAGTTATAACAAGATCAACATAAATAATTGTATATTTATGGCTGATATAACTATTAATCAATTAAGCTATAGTCTGCCTTCAAGCGCAGCATTAATTCCCTTTTCAGATAGCGGCATCACTTACAGTGTTGCGCCTTCAGGAATTTATGCAAGACAAAATAGCTTATTGCTTGTAGGTTCAAATTCACCAACAGGGGGCTTGGATCCACAATTAAATACAGTTGCAGGTGCACTATCTTCTTATAATGCAATTTTAAGAGGTGGGTGGTTGCTTAACGTAACAGAAAGAGACACTTCGTGGGGTGATTCATCAGCAAGAATAGGGGTTCTTAGAACTGGTGCAGGTTATGGGTGGTGGTTATCTCATAATTTAGATGGATCAGGAGCTATTCATCAAAGTACCCAGGGCGATCGCTTGTTAATTACTTCTGCAGGATATGTAAAAACGCCCTATCAAGCAGGTTTTAAAGCTACAATTGATGCAGGTACAATATCTAACGGGCAAACAGTTTTATGGAATTCTGTAGAATATGCTACACCTGCAGGATCCTTTAATACCAGTACTGGTGAATGGACCGTGCCTCAGACAGGAAGATACTTAGTATGCATCGGTGTAATATCGCTAAGAAATCAAACTGCAGGTGATTGGTATGTTGATCTTTACATGGGTAATACCCTTCTAACTGGAGGTAGATTTTATACATCTAAAGCTGGTACTGCTAATGTACATGCGCAAGTCAATGGAAGCGGTATTTTTAAATTAAATGCAGGTGAAAAAATAAAAACTGTGTTATCTTCAGGTGTTGGTGATCTCGCCGTATCATACTTACACAATTTATTTTGTGCGGAGTTGTTAGGATAATTTTATGGCAGACGTAACCATATCTCAATTGACACCAGGTGTACCTGCTGGTAATAATTTACTTGCTTACAGCACAGGTTCCAACACCTTGGGTGTGCCAGTAAGCGCCATGTTTCAGAATACAGAGTGTGTGGCAATTGGAACAACCACACCATTAACTTTTACCAGACTGCATATACAGGCGCCTCAAGAAACAAATTTATTTCAAAGCACATCCGTAACACAACATCAGTTAAACTCGCATTTAAATGGTAATGGCGCAAACTTGTATTGTGGTGTTGAAGGTTCTTCATCAGGTAGAACTGATGTGACAGGCACACTTGATAATGCATCTTATTTTGGCTCTAGAACAGCTCATGCTACACAATTTATAACAAACAATTCAGCGAAAATGACAATAAGTTCGGCAGGCTATGTAACTATACCCTATCAACCTATATTTAGGGTTAGCATGACAGGCGGTGGTGGAAATCAAGGAAATACAATTATTAAAGTTCCTTTTAACTACGCACTAGTAAATGTAGGTGGTCATTATAGTTTAACAGATAAACAATTTAATGTCCCTGTAGATGGTAATTATCATTTTACAGCAGGTCATATGAATAGTCAAAATAACTCTGGTACTGGTATCTTTGAAATAAGAAAAAATAATGTAAGGCAGTGTTATGTTCATAACAACAATTCACATCCCATGAGCACAAGTTGGAGCATCATATTGCAATGTAATAAAGGTGATTATATCGATATGTGGGCTTCAAACTATCATTTTGGTGGTCAAGCAGAATCAGGATATGATTACCCCACGTTAATGGGGTATCTAATAGGATAAATAATTATATGCAATACAACAGAATAATAGAAGAGAGCTTAAAAAAGACAGCTTTAAAGCGTATTCGTATTAAAGTTGACCCTGCACTAGTTAATGCTAGCGCTGACTTGACCGGTTTGGATGGATATGAAGGTTATGTTTTAGAGGAATGTATGGGTAAGTTAAAGGTACTAGTCCTTACACCGGATATGGCTGTACATGACATACCTGAACAATTTATTGAAATGTTAGTTACCCAGCATGATATGGATGTATTTGAAGAATTCAAAGCTTTTGCTATTAAAAATTTAATTAAAGATGGTATGCCTGAAAATAGCCCTACTTTAGAGCAGGTTCTTAATTCAGGTTGCCTTAATGATATTGAACAGTATTTAAAACAATCAGGCTTTACCGGTGAAAGGTTAGCTGATATGTATAGAGATTTTATAACTAATGACGCCTAAATTTGATCAACTATCTGAAGGGTTTTTAAACGGGTTAGGTAAGACTATATCTAGCGCTGCTACTATGGCTCAAAAAGCTTATAATATGCCTGGTAAAGCTATCGGAGCTCTTAATCAAGTAGTACAGCAAGGGGATATATCTCCTATAACAGGTACAGCAAAAGCTTTAGGTGATAAGTTGCAAGATAAAAATAAGAAACCTACAGACCAACAGCCCGGGCAAGGTGGTGATGTACCTCCTTTAAAAGCGGGTGATAAGGTCAGGATATTTGGTAATGCATTTAAAAATATGCCAAAAGGTGTGGAAGCTAAATTAGATCAACCTCAAAAATATCAGGGAGGTAATCTTTATAACGCTGTAGTTAATAATCACCCTAAGATAGGCTCAATTAAGGTTTACGATAACCCCAATAAAACACAAGGCAAAGTAAGAGATGTATTTTACTTTGATAAAACTGGAAACCCTATCACAAACGACCCTACCTTAACGAGGTATAATTACATAGGTCAAAATCCTAACGCATCACAAAAGGAATATATACTTTCGGACGAAGAATCACGATTATTACCTGGATCGCAACAACAAAAATAATAAATAATATTACTATGCCATCAAAATCTGAAAAACAAAAAAAATTCTTTGGTGCCGTAATGGGTGCCAAAATGGGTCAAAAAGGTGTTACCGGTGCTGCTAAGAAAGCTGCAAAAGAAATGCCTAAAAAAGAAATTAAGAAATTTCTACATAAAGAAAGTTTTGGTGATACTGTTAATAATATTTTAACGGAATTGTTTAAATTTAACAAATAATGTCAAAAAGCTTTGTAATTACTAAAGCAGGCTATTACTTGTTAGATGAAAGTAATAATATTATATTAGGTGAAAATGGTAAGCCGGTAACTTTTAAAGAAAAAGAAGCGGCCGAAAACTACTTAAAAGAAAAAAATATTACTGGAACTGTAAAATAACCAGTTGATTTTTTAGGTATATTTGATTATAATAATACAGGTATATTAAGAACAGGTATAATGAAATACGAAAGTACTAAGATTATTGATTTAGGTAGTTGTGCATTTAGACAATGGAAGGCTGATAGTCATTGCAAGTTTATTCACGGCTATAGATTACAAGCTAAGTTTTGGTTTTGTTGTACAGAATTAGATGAAAAGAATTGGGTAGTAGATTTTGGTGGGTTAAAAGGGTTGAAGGATATATTAGAGAAACAATTTGATCATACATTATGCATTGCAATTGACGATCCATTATTAGAAGGATTTAAATCGTTACATACTTCTGGTGGATGTGATTTACGTATAATGGAGAAGGGTGTAGGTATAGAAAGAACTGCGGAATGGTGTTTTAATGCTGCAGACAATTATATTAGAAACATTACAAATAATAGATGTTGGGTAGATAAGGTTGAAGTATGGGAGCATGATAAAAACTCTGCAATAGTTTCAAGTGATACAATAAAAGTTGACGTGCAAAATTCTTTTGAACCCGGCAATACCGTAACACAAGGTGCACCGCAAAATCATGTTAGAAATTTTATGGCAGATATTGCTGAATCAACAGGTATTAATTTAGAAGCAGTAATTAAGAACCCTCCTCCTATTAGTAATAAACCCGGTTCATCGAGTGTACAGCCGGCGCCGGTAAAGAATAAGGTTACATCGGGATGGTCAGATTTATATGGCGGGACAACGTGGGGATTAAATCGTTAAGCTACTTTTTTAGTGTAGCTATAACTTTGACTATAAATTTAAGTAATTTACTTCTTGTAATATCATCTTCTGTAAAATGACAAACGTGTATTCCGTTATGTTTACTTTCATCTGAATCAAATCCTTTCATAATATTCATAAACCCGGATTTCTGAATATCAGACTGTAATGAATCACCTATTACAAAAAGCTTACAATTCTTTCCAAATCTAGTTAAAATGGTTACTAATTCACTATGCTCTAAATTTTGCGCTTCATCGACGATAACTACACTATTTTGAAAAGTTGAGCCTCGCAAGAAATTTACCGGTATACATTTAAGATATTCGCTTTCAAATAACATATTTGTTATTTGCTTACCTACTAATTCATCACATTTTTCGACTAATGGAATACTCCATGGTTTAAATTTTTCATCCACTTCACCTGGAAGACTCCCTAGCTTACGTGTTGCTGATTCTACTATACTTCTTATATAGATAACTTCATCTATACGTTTTTCCTTTAACATAGTCAAAGCAACATATGTTGCGCAATAGGTCTTAGATGACCCTGCCGGGCCATCGCAAAAGAGAATATGCGAGCTTTCATCAAACGCTTTATCAACGAAAGCTTTATGGTGTTCGTTAAAATGAAATTTTTGATCAACTTTAAAATTGAGAAAAATATCGTTTTTAAGGATTCCGTTTTCGTCGCGCGCCTGTTGTTTAGCAGCTTTTTTAAGCTGTCTATCCTTTTTAGACATCTATTAATATTTATTCTTTTTTGACAATATATACTAGAACTAGTTGAAACTAATTATAATTAATTTATAATAAGATTATGGATAATACTATTTTTCTTAGCGATGATAAGCTTTTTTATACTTTAGAGGGTGAAGGTGAGTATGTGGGGAGACCTTCTGTATTTATGAGACTCTCAATGTGTAATCTAACATGCAAAGGATTTGCGTCTGCAGATTCACCGAATGGATGTGATAGTTTTATTAGTTGGTCGGTAAAAAACAAATTAACGTTTCATGAGATTTTTGATTATATGTCTCAAAACCGATATAACTGTTATCTGAAAGACGGAGCTATATTAAAAATAACCGGTGGAGAGCCGCTTATACAGCAAAAGCAGCTTTTAAAGTTTATGGAAGCGTTTATCGCGCGATATGCATTTTGTCCTAATATTGACTTTGAAACTAACGGTACAATTATGCCGGATAATATATGGGTAAAGGAATATTCTGCTACATTTACTGTATCACCTAAATTAACTAATAACGGTGATCCGGAAGAGAAGCGTTACAAACCTCAGGTACTTAAGTGGCATGTTGACAATGGGTCAGGGTTTAAATTTGTTATTAATAATGAAATCGATTTAAATGAGGTATTAGAAAAATATATGCATAATCCTGAAATTGGAATTCCATATAATAGAATATGGCTTATGCCGTGTTGCGGTAGTCGACAGGAGCATACAGAAAAATCGGTTATGGTAGCAGAATTATGTAAGAAACATAATTTTAAATTTAGTCCAAGATTACAATTAGTAATCTGGGATAAAGCTCTAAAGGTATGAAGTTTAAAGAATTTATAGACGGACCTGAGGTACCAAAAAAAGAAGAAGACGGAAAGCTTACAGTTAAAGATTGGTTAAATGAGCTTACTGATGGCAAAGGTCTTGACACTGAGAAGGTGTATATTATTGTTGGTAGCTTTATAAATAAACTAAAGCAATGAGAATAGCAATTGTAGGTAGCGCCTGTCAAGGTAAGACAACTCTTATAAATGATTTTCTTAAGAAATGGCCATCATATAGCCGGTCAAACGAATCATATAGAGATCTCATTAAAAAAGAAAAATTAAAACTTAATAAGGATGTTGATAAAGATGGTCAGTGGAAGATTTTAAATTGTCTAATTGATGATATACAGCACACGCAAAAGGGCGATAAGATAATTTTTGATAGATGCCCTCTTGATAATATTATCTATTCACTGTGGGCAGAAGATAAGCAATCTTCTGATATTGATAAAGACTTTATAAAAGAATGTATACCTTTAGTACAGGAAAGTATGAAAGCTATTGACATAGTTCTTTTCCTACCTATTACAAAAGTAGCGCCTGTACCTATAGAGAAAAAGAAAAATAGAGAAGTTGATGAAGTATATATAAAAGAAATAGATAATATTTTTAAAATTATTAGTCATAATTTAGCGCGTCATGGTGTTTGTCCATTCTTAGCTAGTGATGATAGGCCGCCTATAATTGAAATTTTTGGTAGTCCAGAGGAGCGTATAGAGATGCTAAAGCTTTATTTAAACGAAGAGGGCGGTTTAATTGAAGATCAAACTAGCGTATTAGATAGCGATAACATTAAGAGTATGGAAGATATATTAAAAGCTAATAAAAGCGCACATTACGATGAGAAATATGAACAAAAGATTAAAAATAAAATTATACTTGGTGAATAAATATTTACATGGCTAATTTTAATGAGAAATACGACGAGCTTCTAGAAAGCTTTAAAAGTATTAAAACAATAAGAAGAGAATTTTATCCGAAAAATTTTAAGCTATCTGAAGAGTTTGTAAAAGCTTTTAGAAATGAATATAGAAGGCTTATTGATGAAGGTAACCATCCTCGTAAAGCTTTAGCCAGAATTAATAAAGCTTTATTATTTCACGCAAAATAACTTATTGCGATCCGAAATTATAAGTACCATTATTTACGGTATATGTAATTAAAACACGCGCATAAACATTAATACTCGGAACATTACGTGCTGGAAAAACAACGTCGAATCTTAATCCACCGGTACCGTTATTTGCTATTGAGCCCGGTGGTATGTAAGGGCATGCTGAAAGCTTATTGTCTAATGCAATTGTAAAGTGCCATGGCTTAATATTTGCCGCGCCAATAAATGGATAATCGGTAAAAAAACTTCCTATAGTTATAGTAACGCCTTCAGAGTTTGGATTAGCTAATGCCAATCCAACTTTATCAATAGTCCTGGTGTAAATTGTATTTTGTTCAGCGGTTAAAGTGGGTATAAATGTTTGTGTTAAATAGATGTAGTCGTCATTTGCACGACCAACGTAAGTAGCGCTTGTAACAATACCGCTATTAAGAGTAAACCTATTATAAAATCCATTTAATGCTGTATACCCAGGAATACTGTTTGCATAATATTGAGAAGACGTTACATAATTTAAAGCGGAAAGCGTACTAAACTGTGCACCTGTACCGGTAACCCCACCAATAATAGTAGCATTTCCAACAGCATCCGTCTTTACTACATTTAAATTATCAAATGTAATAGTTTGAGTGCCATTTTCTGTTTGTAAAATCATTAAATCAGTATTCACTGCTTCTTGTGTTTGCGGTAAATTACTAATGTTGACGTAATTACTGTTTGTTGAATTAATTGCCATTATTATTATTTATATTATAATACTAAAATTAATATGGGTAAAATAGGTATAGGTATAGTTACATGCAATAGACCTAAGTTTTTTCTAAAATGTTTTAGATCAATACCTAATGATTATTTACTTGCTGTTGTTAATGATGGTGCAGATTTTGAAGATATTGATAAACTTCAAAAAGAAAAGCACTTTACATATTTTCATAATGATAAGAACTTAGGTGTAGGTAAATCGAAGAATAAATTACTTAGATATCTTTTAGGTAGTGGGTGTGAACATATTTTTATAATTGAAGATGATATAATTATAAAAGATTCGAGTGTTTTTGACAAATATATTGAGCTAAGAAATATTACAGGTATTCAACATTTTAATTTTGGTTACCACGGGCCTGCAAATAAAGGCAATATATCAAAGGGTGTGCCGATGCCGAAATATGTTATCGATTATGGAAAGGTTAAGCTTGCTATAAATGCTAATAGTGTCGGTGCTTTTTGTTATTATACAAGAGAAGTCCTAGAAAAAGTCGGGTTAATAGATGAAGATTACACTAATGCTTTTGAGCATGTAGATCATGATTATAGAATATACAAAGCTGGTTATTGTACACCTTATTGGAATTTTCCAGATTTAGCTGATAGCTCTAATTATTTAGATGAAATAGAATGCTCAGAGAATAGTAGTTCTATTAGACCGAGAGATGACTGGATGGATAATATTAAAGAGGGCGTTAAATTGTTTGAGAAAAAACATGGATATTCACCTGCATGGCAAAATGCTGTACCTGATACTTCAAGGGAAAAATTAATTAAGCTACTTAAGGAAATAAAGAAAAAATATGAAAATAAGTCTATTAGTACCGAGTCGTGAGAGATTAAATTTAAAGCTCACACTAATAAGCTCAATTATAACTTCTGTAAAAGATATTAATAATGTAGAGCTTGTCTTTGGTGTTGATGAAGATGATCCTACCAGAGAAACAGCCTATAAAATAGCCGATGCAATTCCTTTTGTTCGTATTGTTGATATAAAAAATAACGGCAAGTTTATCGGTATTAATAAAATATGGAATATTTTAGCAGATAATACTAAGGAAGAAATATTTGGTTATATTGGTGATGATATGATTTTTATGACTCCCAATTGGGATGAGATGATTATGAAAGAGTTTACTGAACCAGATTTACCAAAAGATAAGATAAAATTAGTACATTGTTATGATGGTCATAGAATGCGTGATGAAATTTGTGTTAATGCCTTTGTTCATAGAAAATATTATGAAGTTCTTGGATATTTTACTAAGGAAGATTTTTTAATTAATTGGTCTGATCAATGGATGTATCAAACCTTCGCTGCATTTCATAGAGTAAAATGGATTAAGGATATTCATATTCAGCATAATCATTGGATTTATGGCGGTAGAAAGAAAGATAAAACAGCAGATCGCATGCTTAGTGACAATCATGATAAAATAAGTGATAATCTATGGTACTCTCTTGCACCGCAGCGCATTGAGGCTGTTGAAAAATTATCAAAATATTTGAACATATCTCCTGACTGGTCTAAGGTCGACAGACAAACACAACCATGAAGATCTATACACATTACAGTAAGACGCACGAAGAACTATATAACGACTTTTTCTTAAAGACATTAAGAGATATATATAGTAAAAAAGAATTACCGGTAAGAGCGTTAAATCATGAGCAAACCACAGAAAGCGGTTCATTTATGGAGCCAGGCTGGCTGGAGGCAATGGATTATAAATTATTAGTAATACTTAGAGCTATTGAAGAATGTATGGGTAGTTGGTTTATCTTTGCTGATTGTGATATTCAATTTTTTAATCCGTTTTTAAATGATATAGAAGTATATTTAAAAGGGAATGATTTAGCTTGTCAAGAAGATAGGGGTAGTCTATGCGCAGGTTTCTTCGCATGCAATGCATCAGAAAAAACAAAAATTCTTTTTCAATCTATAAGAGGTAACTTTAGAGGTATGGTGAATGACCAAGCAGCACTAAACAATTTTAGTTATTTAACTACAAATACATTATTAGATGCAAAGAAATACTTTACAATTGGAAATTTCTTTACGAATACAAATAACAATACACACGAGTGGGATGGAAAAGCAATAATATTACCGCCTAAAGAAATTTTAATACACCATGCTAATTATGTTAGGGGTACAGCAGATAAAATAAGGCTTATGAATCTTATTAGAGAAAATTATAGAACTAAAAATTATGCAGTATGATTTTAGTAATTTAAGGATTCCAAATAAAGGTCCGGTGTATCCGCCCTATCACGAAGGCCCATACCTAGAGGAATATTTTTATAATTTTTATTTAAAAAATAAAGATAGATTTGATAGAACCGGTTTTACTTTAATACCTATCTTTTGGACTGCTGTTTATAATCAAAACGTATTCTTTACAGCACAAAGCGATAGTAAACATCTTGTACAGGAATATATTAATGCATTACCGGAAGGTAAATATTTTTGTGTTTCACAGCACGACGACGCAGTTAAAGAAATATTACCAAAAAATACTCTTAGCTTTGAAGCAGGTGGTAATAAAAATGGTATACCTATACCTTTAATTTGTTCACCGATAAAGCAAATACCAGAACATAATAAAGATTATTTTTGCTCTTTTGTGGGTAGCTTTACACATCACATACGAAATGAAATTTTTAATAATTTTAATTCAGATAATGATTTTAAATTTGTTACCAGTCAATGGGAATCTACAGTTTCAAGTGATAAGTTTGATAACTTTGTAACTACTACTAGTAAGTCAGAATTTTCATTATGTCCGCGTGGCTATGGACCTTCAAGCTTCAGGCTTTATGAAATACTACAATTAAATTCAATACCGGTTTATATATATGACAAAGCATGGCTACCGTTTGAAAAATATTTAAACTGGGGTGATTTTTGTGTTTTAGTAGAACAAAAAGATATTAAAGATCTAAAGACTATTTTAAAATCTATTTCTCAGGAGAAAAAACAAAGCATGCTAGCGGTAGGTAGAGAAGTATATAATAATTTCTTTACATTAGAAAAGACATCTGAGCAAATATTGAAGATGCTTGAAGATTATGAATAATATTTTTGCTTCGCCAGGCCATATATCAGGCCGCGCTCACACTTACGACGGTGTACAGATAACATCCCTCGGTAATCACGTTATGCATTTTTTCTTTATATATAATTTAGCATGTACCAAGAATTTTAATTTATTTTTACCTATACATACACATCTTGAAAACCTTTTTGATATAGCACATTTAATAAGACCGCTACCAAGCGATGCTGTATGCGTCTTTAAAGAAGAATACGGTGGTAGTATAGATGAATATTACTTAAAAGATTTAAAAAATGTACACAAGTCAAACAGGCTTTTAAAAGAACTTAACCTTCCTCTACCTAAAAATTTCTGGGTTGAGGGATGGTATTATGCCAATTCATTAATGCCTACACAGGAAAATATTAATAAATTAAAGTTTCAAAAAAGTATTTTAAAAGAATATGAAGCTAATTTTAAATTTTTAGAACAAGAAGATCATATATCTTTACACTATAGAGGTTCAGATTTTAAGAATCATCAGATTGGCTGGGGAGACATGAGATTACCGTTTAAATACTATAGAGATTGTCTCAATACAGCTAAAGCAAAAGGTATTAAGGTTGTAAATATTTTCTCTGATAAAAAAGATGAAATAGTAGAAAACTTAAAAGAATTTAAGAATGATTTTGATTTTAACTTTACTTCAAATACAGCCTATATGGATTGGTTTTGCCTATTTAAATCTAAAAATTTAATAGCTTCAAATTCATCTTTCTGCTGGTCAGCGGGGCTCTATAATAAAGATATCGTATTTCAGCCTAAGAAGTTTTTGCTTTATAATGTCGACAGAAATGTATTATTCCCAACAGATGTATATTATAATAAAAGTATTGTAATTTAAGAATTATATACTATAATTCATTTATGATTATTAAAGATATTAAGTTATACGATGGTGAGCTTTTACACTCCAGATTTGCATATAAATTTTTTAGAAAGAGGACGCTTCCAATTGGCAATATTATTGCATTTAGAGCTCCTATGAAAGTTGAAGCGGCGGGTATGATCGATTCGGAAGATGTACTAAATAATGATTACATTTATAGTGATGATGCTATTAATTTCCTTTGGGAAATTCCTAATCTAGATTCATTTGGCGCTGTCGCCTATCAGCGCTTGCTTAATACACAGATTGCACAAATTCTATCTAATAATTATATTAATGCACCTATTGAGGTTGATGGTGATGATCTTATAGTACATAAGGAGCATGCCCAAGGTGGAGTAACACAACCAAAGGGTAAATGTTCAGTTAGTATTACATACGTTAAGAATGGTGTGGCGCTTGGACATACGGGTATTAATATTACTGCAGGTAAGAAAGCACCCGCATTCGCTTATTCTACTAATCTAACTGATGAGCAAGCTAATGCTTTTATGGGTGATATTGTTAAGCTGTTCTACGAACTGAATGACGATTTGTTTATTGCTACGACAAAAGTTATTTGTTAATGACAATATTTGATTACATATCAAGTATACTCTTTAATAAAAATAAGCTGACTGCAGCTACTATTGATACAGAGAACGAGTTCGTTCCATATCTAGTAAACAGATGGATTAGTATGTACTCCCCTTCGTGCGCTAAATTATCCAATGAAATTAACCGCTATCTAAGTATTTTAAGTAAAACAGAATTATATTCTTTAAGTATGTCTCTATTTGGTCGTGTTCCGAATAAAAAGATTAATTATTTTAAACGACAAAAAGATGAAGAGAAAGCTAGTGAAGATTTGATTAAAAAAGTTGCAATTGCAAGAGAGCTATCTTCGCGTGAGATTAAAGAGTACTTTAAACTGTTGAATTATAATAATGAATAAATAAATGGTTATATGCCTGTAAATATCGACGTCCTACCTGTACAAAAAAGTCTCATAGATTTATCCGAACTTCCCAAAAATTCATTCAATTCTGTTTTTATGGGATATAATTTAAAATCCCTACTTGATGATGTATTGTTAGTTAGGTTCATGGATGAAACAGATGATGGTACTTCTATTTTACGTAATGGTATTGTTGTACCAATTAACGTTGATACAAAAGCATGGCGTATCGGTGTAATCATACTCGCTGGACCAAATGCAAAGCATACTAAGCCAGGTGATTATGTTTGTTTTCCAAACAATCTAGGTATACCGGTAGCTAATATTGATGTTGATGGTTATGGCACCCTAAAGAAGGGAATATTCTTAAACGAGCAAAGAATATTCGGTGTTTGCTCTGTTCGTAATGATAATGAAAGTGTCGCTACCCACATTAAAAAATCTTCTTCTAACCAACGTAGCAGAAATTAAATTTTTGCGTCGAAGGCCTAAGGCAGGTTCACCACCGGCTAGACGTATGTTATGTACTAATGCTCTCTCTCTTCTCATGAGCCCAGAGGGACGCCTAGCACTAAATTATAGACGCGCAATTAATATGCCAAAATATAATCCAGAGGCAAAGAATTTAATAATTACATGGGATATTTTTATGCAAGATTATCGTTGTATTAATGCTGCAGCATGCGATTTAATAAACGCTATACCCGCAAATAAAACGTTTTGGAATTATTTTAATCAACGGCTTGCATTATTATCAACCGATCAAAAAGTAAGGTTTATGAATACATGACATCACCAGAAATTATAGAAAAAAGTTTAGAAAGCTTTCTTCAGAAACGTGTTGTCTTTGCTCTAGAAAGTAAAATATTAAAAAAAGGTAAGCTTATTTTATTTTGTATTAAAGACTTCTTCTGCATTTTTACACTTATATGTGAAGAGAAAAATAACAAAAAAATTATGTATGAGATCCCCTACCCTTTTGAATTTACACATACGTCAGCAAAATTAACGTTTGACTATACTGTTTCTTCTTTTACTAAAGGAAAGTCTGATGTACTAACAGCATTTAAAAAGATTAATATTGGAAAGCCTTCCAAATTATTAAACAAAAAAGTTTCGCTTTATACCGTTTAATACCCTGTTAAAGCAGTTATAATATATTAGTGTTCAGTAAGTATGTACAGCATTTTCCGAGAGATTATAACCCAAGCGATAGACAGATTGACTTAATTAAGGGTGTTGAGAGAGTTTTTAATAAAGGCAAAAAATTTGCAATTTGTTGTGCGCCAACTGGTTCGGGTAAAAGCTTTTTAGCTAAAACGTTATCGGGGCTGAGTTCTAAACCGACCGAAAAGTTTGTAGAAAGTATAAGATCATACTCTGCATATAGACAAGATTTTGCCGGTAATTATATTAATGAAATTGATTGCATATCACAACCTCCATTTGGAACGTTTACGCTTACAATTACAAAATCGCTGCAAGACCAATATTTAAATCTATTTCCTGATACCAATATCTTAAAAGGTAAAGCTAACTATCTTTGCGACGTGGATCCGGGGTTTGATGTTGAAACTGCGCCTTGTGTTCTAGTACCGAAGATTAAAGAAGACTGTTGGGAAAAAAATCGATGTCCATACTATAATGCACGTAATACATCTGTATTATCAAAGTTTGCTGTACTTAATTATAAAATGTTTTTATCATTACCGAGTCATATTAAAAGAAAGAATTTTATTATATGCGATGAAGCTTCAGAACTAGAGGACGAGCTAATTAAAAGATTTTCAGCAGAAGTAAATTATGAACGCTTGAAGCTCTATGGTGTTGAATGCCCGGTTCTTATTACAGATAGCTTGGATAAAACAAGAACCTGGATTAGTGAATTAGTTTTTAATATCAGCGAAAAAACAAACCAACTTATTAACCGTGTAAATAAAAAGCAAAGAACACTCTCACAGCCTGAAAAAATTAAATTACAATATTTAAAATCATTATACAGTTCTCTTCTTGCGGTAGATAATTTATGGAAAGATTGCGAGTATGTTATTGATAAGGACAGCAAGCGAGTCGTACTAACACCACTTAAAGTCAGTAAGCTTACAAAATATATCTTTGATTATGCTGATAATGTAGTACTAATGTCTGCAACTATTATTGATCATAAAAATTTTGCTAAAAACTTAGGTATAGAAGATTATGATTATGTAGAAGTTGAGAGCGATTTTGATGCACAAAAATCACCGATTTATGTTTCATCTCAAAATAAACTCAATTATAAAAATTTAACGAATACTCTCCCCTCTATTTGTAATCAAATAAGAGCACTAACAGACCATCATTGTCTCGAAAAAGGTATTATACATACCCATTCTATGGATATAACTAATTTTATTAAAAGTAAATTAGGTAATAGTAAGCGATTTTTATTTAGAGACGATATGACCAATAATGAAGAAATTTTAAAAGAGCATTATGAATCCGATTTTCCAACTATACTGGTATCACCTTCGCTCGCTTTTGGTGTCGATTTAAAGGATCATTATGCAAGGTTTCAGATTATTGTTAAACTCCCATATCCTCCGCTTTCTTCAAAACATATTAAAAAGAGGTTTGATATAGACAAAGAATGGTATGAAAATAAGATGCTAAATGCGTTAGTTCAGGCCTGTGGTAGAGCAACTCGAAGTAAAAATGATTTCTCTACTACATATATACTTGATGGTAATGTTGTTAACGTATTGAAAAGATGTAAACATAAGCTTCCAAAATCTTTTATTGATAGGGTTTGCTAATAAATAATATAGTGAGAAAAGAAACATTTCACTTTGAGATAAAGGATCTTATTACGCAGTTTGTAGCTGCGTTTGATGATATTATAATTAAACGTTACGATAAGAATAGAGAATCACAAAATAAGGTTCAAGTAAGATATTTGTATGCTCCCAAGCAGAGAGTGTTATATGATTTGGTTAATAGAGCGCAAAATTTAACAGTACCAGTTATAGCTGTCAATATAAACAGTGTTAGTAGAGATGAAACAAGAGTTTTTAACAAGTTGGGTGGTTTTTATATTGCTCGAGGCACTGGTGAAAAAGATACACAAATTAATTCACAATTTTATAGAACACCAGTTCCTGTAAACATACAAGTTAATATGTCTATTGTTACTAAGTTTCAAACTGATATGGACCAAATTCTTTCAAATTTTATACCATATAACAATCCATATATTATTCTTTCCTGGAAAGTACCTAATGAAATTGCAGCATCTGTTGTTCCTCAGGAAATAAGAAGTGAAGTCACCTGGGACGGCGGTGTTACATTATCTTATCCTACAGATATCGCTGCTAATGAAAAATATAGAATAGTAGGGGATACGGCATTTACGATTAAAGGATGGCTGTTCCCTTATGCTCAGTCACCGGTAAGTAATATTTATACAGTACAAGCAAACTTTAGGGCTTCTTCATTAATAACAACCTACGACGAGCTATCCGGCGATACATTTGTATACCCTGTAAGCACCGGTCTAATTAATGAGACAGAATCATTTACCCTGTCATCTAATCCGCAGTTCACTAATATAACTTGGCAGAATACTTTGTATAGCTAATAAATAAACAGTTTAAGTTTAGAAATTGAATATAAATATATTATATCCCTATGGCTCAAGATCCTAATAGAGAAAGTACATTCGGTAGAGATTTGATGAAGTTTATCTCATCTAAACTCCCTTACCAATCATTAAGCGTTGAAGATAAAATTAATAAACTAAATCCAAAATATAGCGAGTTTTTTGATAAAGGTACAAAAAGAGAGGAAGCACTTTCTCGTCAATCAATATCATCATCTTTAACATTTACAGATGATTTATATGCTAATGTAGTTCAAAATAAAGATTACCATAACTTTATGTATGCGAACCTACAGCCTGATAAAGGTCGTAGGTTGATGGATTATAGGGTAATGGCTGCTTTCTCTGAGGTAGCTGATGCATTAGATGAAATATGTGATGAATTTATTAATAAGGATGATAACGGCGATATTGTTAAGCTAAAGATAAAGACAGATTCTCTTTCCGAGGAACAAAAAGAAAAACTAAGAAAAGAATTTCAAAAATATATAGGGTTTTTTGATCTTGAAAATAGAGGTTGGGAGTATTTGAGACAGCTGCTTGTTGATGCCGAGCTTTATTGGGAGCATATTATACATAAAAAATTCCCTGAAGAAGGTATCTTAGGCGTAGTAACCGTACCCTCTGATTTAATTGATCCAATTTTTGAAAATGTACAAAATCAAATAGTACGCGGCTATCTACTTCGAAAGAATATTTACGATGCTAAGAACCCTGGTAAAGTAGCAAAAGTAGAGCTCGTGCCAATGGATGTTAATCAGATTACCTATGTTAGTTCCGGAATATGGAATGAATCTAAAACCTTAAGACTTCCGTTCATTGAAAATGCAAGACGTGCATATAGACAATTATCTCTTATTGAAGATGCGATCGTAATTTATCGCTTAGTACGAGCACCAGAGCGCTTGGTATTTAACGTTGATGTTGGTAATATGTCTCCACCTAAAGCAGAGGCTTATTTACGTAAATTAATGCAAAATTATTGGTCGCGTAGAACCTATGATGCTGATCAAAGCGCAACAGTACAAAAATTTAATCCGCAATCAATGCTTGATAGTTTCTGGTTTGCAAAGCGCGCAGGTTCCACCGGCACAGAAGTTGTACAATTACCTGGCGGTGCGAACTTAGGTGAATTGACAGATTTAATGTACTTCGTACAAAAGCTCTATAAATCACTCAAAGTACCTGTTACTCGGTTAAACGTTGAAGATGTTTTTAAAGATGGTACAGATATACTTCGCGAGGAATTAAAATTTGCTAGATTTATTATTCGTCAGCAACAGCGCTTTGCAGCTGGCTTAAAAAATGGCTTTACGACACATTTAAAGCTTAAGAAGCATTGGGAAGAGTATAAGCTTCGTGATACAGATTTTGAGCTAATGTTTAATGTGCCGACTAATTTTTATGAATTAAGAGAAAATCAGAAGTTTCAACTTAAGGCAGAAAACTTTAATTCAATTACACAGAGTGATCTTGTTTCAAAAACATATGCACAAAAGAAATATCTCGGTTGGACAGATTCAGATGTTATGGCTAATAGAGAGTTCTTGAGAAAAGATAGAGAATTACTTTGGGAGTTAGATCAAATTACAAACGGTGGTCCAAATTGGAAAGAGCTTGGAGCTGTTGCACCAGGTCAAGGTGCTGAAGGCGGCGGTGCAGGCGAAGGTGGAGTCGCTGGTGGTGGTTCAGCTCTACCGCCGCAATTTGGACCTGCTCCAGCAACCGCCGGTGGTGAAGCTGGAGCTCCCGCAGGAGGAGCTGAAGCTGGTCCCGCTGGAGGTGCAGCTGCACCCGCAGCGCCTGCTGCTTAATTGGTTGTTAGAGTATAAATAACTATATGGACTGTTCCGAAATTACGCCTATCTCTGCTTTCCAGAGTACTAATCTTAATAATAAGATTGATTCGTTTACTAGATTAGGTGATAGAATAGTACGCTCCCTAGGAGCCCCTTTAATTAATTTAGAAATACATCATGATCAATTGTTTGAAAATATTTCAATAGCTTGTGAAATGTTTGCAAAATATGCAGGCTATTCAGAAGAGATGCTAGTATTTGACTCCGATTTATATAAGGACGGCAAGGGATTAAAGCTTGATGAACTATTCAGTATTACACCTTATTTTAATAAAGTAATAACACCTACCAGTACAGTATATGTAGCTTTTGATGCTATACCTGCAGGTACTTTTGCATCCTCTACATCACTCTCTAGTACATATGCAGATGGTATTTTTAAAAACCAGATTCTAACAACCTATGATTATTTGAGCGTTATTAATTTTGACGGTACTCTTGCAGATACCTTTAAGCCATCTAATAATAGTCAGGAAAAATTTGTTAATAGTTTTGATTATGATGTAATGGATTATAGAAAAGTAGTTGAAATAATTGATTTCGAAGAGGGCTCTAACACCGGTGTTAACACATTATTTACAATAGAACAAACTCTAGCACAACAAACATATTTTAGCTATGCAATGGGTAACTATGGCTTTGATTTAATTAGTTGGTATGTTTTAAAAGATTGGCTTAAAGTTAGAGAAAAAATGCTAGCAATAAGACGTGCGATAACATTTGATGATCGCACACAATATCTTGTAATGTTCCCACCTCCTCGTACTCCCGGCTCTGGTAGTAGGTTTTACGGTGTTGTTAGTTGTTATGTTGAAAGACCGTTAAGAGATATTATTAAAGAGCCTTGGGTATATCAATATGCTCTAGCGTTGAGTAAAATTGCTATTGGAAATGTGAGAGGTAAATATACGGGAACCACAATGTTTGGTGGTGGTCAAATTAATTACAATGATTTACTTTCACAAGGCCTTGCTGAAAAAGATAAGCTTGAACAAAAGCTATTCGAAGGTGCTGCTACCGGGTTTGGAGATGGCGCGCCTCCTTCGTTCTTTGTAGGATGATACCTCTTAATAGCTCTGACAAATATAGACAAGGTCTATTTAGACCTAAAAATACCAAGAAATATATTGGCCGAAATCCTCCCATCTATAGATCTGGATGGGAATTAAGATTCTTTAGATGGTGTGATGAAAATACTAACGTATTAGAATGGGCTAGTGAAGCTGTAATAATACCTTATATTAACCCCTTAGACGGTAAAGCACATAGATATCACACCGACGGCGTAATAGCAATTAAAGAAAAAGACATAATTAACAAATACATTATTGAAATTAAGCCTTCAACCCAAACTAGACCACCTGTTCCAGGAAAAAAAAGAAATAGTACTTTAATTTACGAAAACAAACAATATATACAGAATATGGCTAAGTGGGATGCTGCTAAAAAGTGGTGTGACAAAAGGAATTATAAATTCTTAATCTTGACAGAAAAGGAGCTAGGTTTAAGATAAATAGACCTATCGGGTATAAATATTAATATGTCGCTTCGTCTACTAGTAGAAACACCTGCGCCAGAAGAGCAGTTTGAATATATTTTAGAAGAAAAAAATTCTAAAGGCCCAGCAAGACTTTGTATTCAAGGACCCTATATGGTCTGTAATGAAGTAAATAAAAATCAAAGAATCTACGAAAAGACCGATATGGAGCGAGAAGTAAATCGCTATATTAAGGAAATGGTTAACACACAGCGTGCAATGGGCGAATTGAATCATCCTACATCTGCTGAAGTAAATCTAGAACGCGCCTGTCACATAGTTACAAACCTTAAAATGGAAGGTAATTATGTTATAGGTAAATCGCAAGTACTTTCAACACCCATGGGTCAATTAGTAAGATCTCTTATTAATGACGGTGTAAAGGTTGGTATGTCTAGCCGTGCACTCGGTAAGCTAAATGAAGAGTCTACTGGTATTAATCGCGTTACTGATATGAGATTAATTGCTGTTGACTGCGTAGCAGATCCATCTTGTCCAAAAGCTTTTGTTAATGGTATTTTAGAGAGAAAACAATTCGTTCTCGCCCAGGATGGACATTTAGAGGAAATATATGATAAGTTTGAAAAAGCTCTTAAAAGCCTACCAACACGCGAGGTACAAACATATCTGAAGGAGCAGATATTATCGTTTTTTAAGTTTCTAAAGACTACCTAAAACGTAGAAAATTAGTATTCAACTAAATAAATATCTATATGGCAAAGAAGGCTAATAAGAAGAAAGACGTAAAGAAGCTTAACGAGAGTCAAGAAATAGTTAAGTTTTTACGCTCAATTTCTCAGAAAAATTATTCTGAAGCTAATAAATATTTACAGAACGTAGTCGATTCGAAGCTTAAAGCAAAAATCGGAGACGCTCTAAAAGAAAAACTTTTTTAATTTATGGAAAACAACATCACAAAAGTATTGAGAGAAGCAACCAAGGATATCCTCACAGAGGACGTTCTTAAGGAAATCGAAGCTGCGTTTGATAGCACAGTTAACGAAAGAGTTCAACTTCATGTTGAAAAAGCTCTCACCGAACAAGATGCTGATTATTCCAAGAAACTCGAGACTTTAGTAGAAGCAATTGATACAGATCACACCAACAAGCTTAAGAAGGTTGTTGATGCTATTGATACTGATCGTGCCGAAAAACTAAAAACAATTGTTGAAAAGTATGAAACAGCTCTTAAAAAAGAAGCTTCTGCTTTTAAGACAAGCATGGTAGATCAAGTTAGTAAATATCTTGACATTTACCTTGAAGAAAAACTTCCTTTAACTGATGTTAAGGAAGCTGTGAAGAACAAGAGAGCTATGACTGTTCTCGAGGGTCTTCGCGCTGATCTATCCGTTGACATGGTGCTTGCGAAAGATAATATTCGCGATGCTATTGTTGATGGTAAGACAAAAATAGATGAAGCTGCAAAGCAGCTTGAAGCCGCTAATAAGCAGGTTGAGAAGTTATCCGATGAAAATCGTAAGATGCTCGCTGATCTCGTTCTAGAGAAGAAAATTTCTAATCTAGATGAAGATAAGAAAGTATATATGAAGAAAATGCTCGGAAATAAAACCCCTGAGTTTATCAAGGAAAACTTCGATTACACACTCAAATTATTTGAGAAAACTGAAGAAGAGCGGCTTGCAAATCTAAAAACTGAAGCAGTTGCTGAAACAGTCACCTCAGAGGTTGACCGTCCAGTAATTGAAGAAAAAGTTGAAGCTCCTGAACAAACCGATTCAAAATTCGGATTGTACATGACTGAGCTTAGCAAATACTAATTTTCTAAGATTTGTTAAGGAATTTAATTCCTGAATAGTTTATATTAATGGTCGACATTTTATTTTGTTAAGGATTTATAATAAATGGCTAAACAAATTCGTCCTACACAGGCTTACATCGATGAATCTCGCGCCAAGGTATTGCTCGAAAAATGGGGTCCAGTATTGGATTACTCTTCGGACAATGTCCGCGCAATCGAAGATGATCATACACGCTTAAACACCGCCATTCTTTTGGAAAACCAAGAGAAGTGGTGTGTAGAAGCTTATGGTGGAAACTCAACTAACACTGCCGGTTACGGTTCTGTTGGTGCAGGTTCTAATAGCGTATTTGGTTCTATCAACGCAGGTGGTACTGGTGGAGTATTCCCCGGTTCTCCTAACGATGCATATGCACCAAATGATGCTCGTCTCCCTAAGATTCTAATCCCGATGATTCGCCGTACGTTCCCTGAGTTGATCACCAACGAAATCGTTGGCGTTCAGCCCATGAGCGGTCCAGTAGGTCTTGCTTTTGCTCTCCGTTATAGATACGAAGGTTCTGCACTCGGCTCGCAGCTGAACAGCGGTGACGCTGCTCCTAGCGTTAGTGGTGACACTAGCGGTTGGACTAAAGCTTCCGACGGTGCTGAACTTGGTTACCAGTATCTTGATTCTAGATTCACTGGCGCTTCTGCCTCGGCTCTTTCGGGCCTAGGTTCTGGAAGTGACTTTGAAATCTTGGGTCAAGATCAGGGTGTAGCTGCACTGCTTTCGCAGTTCGAGCTATCCTCCAAGATTCCTCAGATTGTCGTTTCTTTCGAAAAGACAGCTGTTGAAGCTGGTACACGTAGACTCGCTGCTCGTTGGTCGGTTGAATTAGAGCAGGATCTCAAGAATATGAATGGCATCGATATCGATACCGAACTCACTAACGCAATGTCGTATGAGTTGCAGGCCGAAATCGATCGCGAAATGATTATTCGAATGATCCAAACAGCTCTAAACGCTGGCTACGGCACTGGGTTCTCCGTATGGTCACCAATCTCGGCCGACGGCCGTTGGTTGGTTGAACGTAATCGTGACTTCTATCAGAGACTAATCGTCGAAGCTAATCGTATTGCTGTCCGTAATCGCCGTGGTGCTGCTAACTTTGTAGTTGCTACACCTCGCGTTTGCGCAATCTTGGAAATGCTCCCTGAGTTTCAGTGGGTACCAGTCCAGGGTAATGTTAATACACAGCCCGTCGGTGTTGCAAAAGTAGGCTCATTGGGTGGCAGGTTTAACGTTTATCGCGATACACGTACAGAAGCGCAAGCCGAAGCTACAACAGGGAATTTCCCTGCTGGTGCTACACGCGCAACACGCTTAGAGTACGCCCTCCTTGGTTACAAGGGTCCTGAATTTTACGACACTGGTATCATCTATTGTCCGTATATTCCGGTAATGGTTCAGAGAACTATTGGTCCTAACGATTTCTCCCCTCGTGTTGGTCTATTAACCCGTTATGGTGTTGTAGATAACATCTTTGGAGCAAATCTTTACTACCACGTAATTATTCTGAAGAATCTCGGTACAGCGTTCACACCTGGAACACAGTCTGTCTACTTCTAAGAAGTAGTCGGGATTAATAAAAGAAAACGTTTCACCTGGTTCGTCCCAGGAAATTTCAAAGAAAGGGCCTCTTGCGGGGCCCTTTTTTTTTGTCTAGAAATAAAAAAAAGCACTATTTGAGAATAAATATTAATATATGGCAACAGATTATATTTCAACAACCCCTTGGGATGATCCCTTAAATCCATGGCCCGTTTACAGCATAGCTACTGTTGGCGGTGGTGGTATTGCTGCAGCAAGCATTGTAACTCTTTCACAATTTGACCCTACTGTTGCAACTGGAGGTAGAGCTTTATTATTTGAAAACGCAGGCTCCGAATTTATGTTATTTAATAATAACGAAGGTTGGTATGTCGGTGATAGCGACAATACATTTTTTCTCGCCACAAGCTCCCGTCAGATACCTGTTAAAGCAGCTGGAGCAGCCAATGGTTGGACAAAGGTTTCACCTGCCGGAACTGTTGCTAACTTAGCTGTAACACCTGATACAACAAGTCAGACTGACTGGTCAAAGCGTAGACTCTGGAATCTTAACGGCTAATTATTGTCGTACAGTCTTAGTAAAGTATTTCCACTTATCCCACATAGCATGATTCTCTTTTAATAGCTCTTGGCTATTAGCTCTAATTGGATTAATATCAATACCACCACGTCTTACATACAAACATGCAACCATTAGTTCTTCCGGCTTTGTCAAATCGTATAACCGCTTATAAATTGTTTCACAAATCTCTTCATGAAAATGACATTCATCTCTAAATGAAACTATGTATTGCAATAAAGATGTAGTATTAAGCGTATAAGGTCCTTTATAATGAATATAAACATCCCCCCAATCTGGTTGAGATGTGACCCTGCAATTACTCTTTAATAGGGCTGAATGAAAGCGTTGAACCTTGCTCGTATCACTCTCAAGCCAACTTAATAGCTTAGGATCTTCCTTATAGCCACGAGACTTAATTGAAGTTACATCAATACTATTCTCCAGAGTAGGGTAATTAGCGCTAGAGAATAAAGGCGGATAATACATAGTATCATCAATAGCTTTTGTTAGTCTAACACAAACTCTAACCTCTGTTTCTAATAGCTTAGATAAATCATTTTCCATCACGGCTTCGAGTTGCTGCAATACACTAATAATATTACCTTGATACTTTTCCATATTAAACGAATTCATGTAAAGCTTAATGGACTTCGACTCCACAATATATTTGTTAGTTGCAGGGTATACAACCTTAGCGATAGCAGCAATCGGCATACCTTCATTAGTAAGACATGACACTTCATATGCATTCCAAATATCATAACCACAAAACGGGGGATTATCATCAGAGATATCTAAATGTTTTCTATTATTCTGTCTTGGCTCGCGAACCAAAAGCGAGGGGTCATAGGTGCATTTATACCCTGTTATTTTACCAAGATGCTTTGATATATTACTGTTATCTAATTCCGTATTCATTAAGCTTTATTTTAATTGCTTCCATTCGTTCTTCAACTGTTCCTTTTAAAATAGTTACCTTACCTTTTA